TGAACAAGGAGAAAAAAAAGAAAAAACAGAAAAAGATGCTGTCTATGGGCTACAGACACGTGAAATTAACGCTCAACCAGCCGAACCTATGAAAGTAAATGTTACTGGTTTTCCCATTAGTGATATAGCATCTGATAAAACTCCCGGAGCAAGAGATTTTAATCCACTATCACTATACAGTAGCTATACCTATAATCTAACATTGAGTTTAGTAACTCCTACTATCTATAATAGATTTATTAATGGAGAAATTAATGCAGTTGACGAAGCACCTATCATTGTTAGAAGTGGCGGAACAAGTCAAAAAAGAGCAGATGGGTTTGAGTTAGATTTTTATATTGACGATTTAGAACTTGAAACTTTAACTAATTCTAAAGAAACTCTAATTTCAACTAATACAATGAAGTTTAAATTTAAAGTTTATGAACCATATGGTTTTAGTTTTCCACATAAATTATCAGAACTACGTAACAATTCAGCAAGCCGCACCCCGGATTCTATTCGAGGTAACTATTTTTTAACAATACGTTTTTATGGATACACTGACCCCGCTCTGGACGGGGACAGAACACCACATCCAATTGCTCAAAAATCACCACACGAAAGAACTTTTTGCATATACATTACTACTGTTGGTTATAAATTAGAACAGGGTTTAGTAGTATATGATATTACCGCAGTTCCTGCAGGAGAACTAGTTGCATTGGGTAACTATGGTGTTATCACTTCAAATAAAAGTTTTCAAGGAAAAACAGTAGGTGAACTTCTCTTAGGAGAAAACCCTGATCCATCTGTTAAGAGTGTAGTTGATGTTTTGAATAATGACGAAAAACGCCGCCTTGACAATAAGGAAATTGAAGTTGCAAACGTTTATAAAATAGAAATATGGGACGATGATATATTAAATGCGCCAATGGTAAACAAGAAGGATCTTTCAGCACAGAAAACACCATTAACACATATTGTTACTCCAAACCAAGTAAATGCAAGAACTGAATATCGAATGAATTATGCTGAAAAAGGTCTTGTTAATTATGATATAAGAATAGTTAGCAATTCCGCCGGTGAGCCAATAATTAATATAATTGATACTATTATTTCTCAGAGTGATTTTGTTAGAAGTAAATTAAGTTCTGTTACAAAGGAAGACCCAATAAACACAGTAACTGCTGAACCTGTTGATAACGGATCAAGTGATTTAATACGTTGGTATAATATTACTCCAAAAATTAAATTTTTAGCAACTGGTTCAGGACCTGAAGGTAAAGATATTAAACGTAATAACTTTGCGTATGAAATTACATACATCATTCAATTATATAAAGTACCTTTTCTTAGAACAATTTATTCAAATGCTTTAGAAAAATATTACGGGCCTTATAAACGGTATCAATATTGGTATACCGGCCAAAACACAGAAGTATTATCATTTGATGTGAGTTATAATTTTACCTACCAATTAGAAAACTCTAATTCTTCTTCTGCAAAAACACAAACATCAAGTAACATAGGTGAAATTCCGATAGCAACTGTTGGCGCCGCTGGTGCTAGAAACGCTGGTAAAGAAATTGGGACAAATGAAGAAGTTAATAGTATCCGTTCTTGGTTATACAGTCCGGGTGAATTAGTGAAATATAATTTGTCAATTTTGGGTGATCCTGATTACTTAATGCCGGCCTTTAATGGAACAATAGTGAAACAATTGAATAGATGGTATGGAGACGATTATGCAATTAATCCAGGTGTGGGCCAAGTTTTTATTGAGATTGATTTTAAGCAAGCTGAGGACTATGATGAAAAAACAGGACTGCTTAAAACTGATGATAGAATATTATTCATGGATTATCCTAAAAGTATGAATCCAAAACCAAAAGGTTTTGTGTTTATGGTAAATAAAGTTATTAGTTCTTTTAGTAGGGGTAAATTTGTACAACGACTTACCGGAGGACTACCTAATTTTTCAGCAGCAACTGAAAAAAACCTAAATTCAACTTCAGTTTCAGATCCAGGTAGAAGTACAGGATATGATTCTTTAGGTACTAATAATAGAGTTGCACAATTCGGTGTTAATGAACAAATCAATTCGCTACCGGTCGATGGTAACATGCCAGGGGTATTGGGTACTAATAGAGTTGCACAATTCGGTGTTGATAATCAAATCAGTTCGCCACCGATGGTAAATCAAACAGCGCAAGCCAGTGACAATGATGATAATAGCGGTAGTACTGCTAGTAACAACAATAATACAAATTCACAATCAGATGAAGGCGGCAGAGAACCTGTGTATACAGAATCCGTAGCTTTTAATAAAGGAAAAGTGCCAATCAGCGGCAGAAAACCTGTGTATACAGAATCCGTAGCTTTTGGTCAACGAAATGTAATATCAAATAATGTATAAGATATCAGTAAAATATAGGAAAACAATGTATGGCATGGGATAGATTTTTTAACGGACCTAGTAAAAATTACAAAGATGATAGAGGCCGAACCAACTTAATTCCTAGTGCCGTCGTCGGTACAGTTAAACATAATATAGACCCTAAAAAATCAGGACAAATCAAAGTATACCTTCATAGGTTAGATGCAGGAGATCAAAACAATCCTGATAATTGGACTACGGTAGATTATCTAAGCCCCTTCTTTGGTACTACACCTAATACAGGTAGTCCTGATAATGAATTCGGTACTTTTAAAGACAATCCACAAAGTTATGGTTTTTGGTTTACTCCTCCTGATTTGGGAATTCAAGTAGTTTGTTTGTTTGAAAACGGTGTATCAGATTTTGGATGGTATATAGGTAGTATTCCTAGAACTGGACTAATGCATATGGTGCCTGCTATAGGATCATCAGATTCCATTGTGTCAAATGAAGCAGAGGCAAAAAATTACGGTGGCGCTACATTATTGCCTGTAGGTGAGATTAACGATATAAGACCCAGCAATAGATATGGTACTCAACTAACTTCACAACCAAGACCTGTGCATAGTTATATGGCTGCAAGTTTAAATAATCAAGGATTGATACGTGACCCTGATCGAGGAACAATTAGTAGCAGTAGTAGTCGTGAAAGTCCTAGTAAAGTATTTGGTATAAGCACTCCTGGTAGAGCAATCTATCAAGGGGGATATTCTGATTCAACCATATTAGATGCAGTAAAAGATGCTACAATCCCAGAAGATAATTATAAAGTAGTAGGTCGAAGAGCTGGACATACACTTGTAATGGATGATGGAGATCTACAAGGCAAAGATCAATTAATGAGATTTCGAACTGCTGCCGGTCACATGATTATGATGAATGATACTATTGGTACTTTATTCATTGTACATGCAAGTGGTAAAAGTTATATTGAGATGGGCAAAGAAGGCACCATTGATATGTATTCTACTAACAGTGTTAATATACGAACTCAAGGTGATTTGAATCTACATGCTGATAATAATATAAACATCAATGCTAAAAACGATTTGAATATTTCTGCTACTAATATTAAGATAGAAAGTTTTCAAGATACTTCTCAATTCACAGGCGGTACATTGCAACAACATACTAAAGGAGATCATACTTTAAAAGTTGACAGTAAAATGTCATTTGAAAGTTCCGGCGATAGTATGATAAAAAGTGGAGGAACTAATTACATTAAAGGTGGACCAAATGTAAAATTAAACACAGGTGAAAGTTCACTCTCTCCTCAAGAAGTTAAACCTATTCCGCAAGTTGCACACACTGACACATTGTTTGATAAAGAAAAAGGATATCTTGCGGCCCCGGCCAAGTTGCCTAGTATTGTTAGTCGTGCTCCGGCACACAGCCCTTGGGCCGGAGCAAATCAAGGTGTAAATGTAAAAATTGATTTGACTGCTGACGCTAATTTACCGGAAGCCGCTTCACCAGCCGTCACTGCAACTAACGTTGCCGCAAACGAAAATTCTACTTCTCCGGTTGCAAGTTCAGCAGTACAATCAACTGTTCCTAATAATGTCACTGAAGAAAACAAAGCATTAGTTTCTCAGATAGCGGTTAATTCACAGACCGCTGATCAAAAAGTTGGGCTATCGGTAAATCAAGTAGCGGCTATAAAAGAAGCAGATGGAGCAAAAGTTCCCACTGTTGGACCTTTGGGATTGAATCCACATCAACTTGAGGCTGCTGGTTATATTAAACCCGGCACAGCAGATGCTGTGGTTGCCGCAACCACTAGTGGTAAGACTATCGAACAAGCGATGCCTCCAAATATCTTTACTGGTAAAGACGGTATAAATTCAATGAAAGACTTAGTTAATAATACTTCTGCTCAAGTTACAGTTGCAAATAATTTGTTAACTAAGTCAAAAACTGCATTAACAACAGCAGGAGTAATCACTGGCAAAGAAGATTCATCACAAGTTAGTGGATTAGTATTAGCAGGCGCAACCCATGGCACACAGGCAACAGCAGATTATGTTAAGTCTACCGCAGCCGGAACAAATACAAGTCTTCCAAGTAAAATAGGTGCAGCAATAGTTGCCGGTGGAGTAGCAATAGCTTCCAAAATAGCTTCTAAATTAGGAATTAAGATTCCATCTAACATAAGTGAAAAATTGTCTGGTTCTATAAAAGACATAGTAGGTTCTGGTAACAAAGCGGCTGACATTCAAGAAAAAGCTACAGGACCATTAAGTGGAGCAAAAATTCTTGATAATTTAAAAGGTGCGGTATCTTCCGCGTTTGATAAAATTAAGAAAGGCTTCAAGTCATTAACTGCAGGCAAACCACAAAATCTAACAACAATCAATGCAAAAAATGATGAAGAAAAAGCAGCCGTAGATGCAGGTGAAACTGCAGCCTTGGATGCAGGAGCACAGGCTCCCCAGAGCACAGCAGTAAAAGCACCAACATTAAAAGAATCATTATCAAAAGTGGGTTCTAAAATTAAAGCATTCTTCACTCCTAATCCTAGTGGAACTGCTAATTTAACAGCAGGTAGTGCAACAGCATCAAATCTAGTAGAAGTAAATCATGAAGGGCAATCAATGATTGTTGATAATAATATGCCTACTAAAGAAAATCCTTATGCTGGATTGTCAGATGAGCAAAGGAAGTCTTTTGGCAACGCTGACCCCACTGATCCGTATATACGTTCTAGATTGGGAGTACCACCATTAGTAAGCACAACTGCAACAGCTAGTTCCGGTACAAGTGGTGCATCATTACCCGGAACCGCTGGAATTTCGGGCGTACTAGGATCTATCAAATCAAGTATTTCAGCAGGTGCAGATAAAGTGAAGGGTGCTATTGCTTCTCTTAAGACTAAACTTACCGGAACAAATAAACTTACTGATGTAGCAAACAAAAATTTAGGTCCTGCAGAATCTGCAAAACTTAGCGCATCTTTAAATTCAATGAAAACAGGCGGATCAAGTATTGTTTTACCTACAGTGGCTGTGGGTACAACAAACACAGCAGTTCAATCTGCCCAATTTGGCGCATTGTTGGGTGATTTGAAAATGCCACCTGGTAATTTAGGTGATGGTATTCCAACAGGATCATTTTCGGTTCCAACAGCATCCCAATCTGCAAACTATGACAAGTTGAAAAAAGAATTAACTGAACTTGATACTAATAAAAAATGGGATTTACAAACAAAATATTTCAATTCTAAGAAAAAGAACGGTGAAGAAGCCGCAGAAACAACCGCAGCTAAAGAAGAATGGCAAACATGTCTGAAACGAATTGAACAAATCAGAGGTGAAATATATGCCAATCAAACCGGATCTGCACCCCCGGCACAAATAACTTAAGGATTTATCATGGCAACGTACATAGGATTTAACACACAACATGTCAACGAAGTGAGACAAACAATAGACTCAACCAACACCGGCGTTGCTGGCAGCATTCCACTAAACTCTCCAATGAAGTCTAAGAATAAATTTAGAACGCTGGATGAGGAATTAGTAATTCAAGATTTTATTAATGCACTAAACATACAACAGGGGTCTAAGCCCGGTAATCCAGGATACGGTACTTCTTTGTGGAGTTTTGTATTTGAACCAAACACAACTGAAACAAGAGTTGTCTTAGAAGAAGAAATTATGAGAGTTGCTTCCTTTGACCCTAGAATAGCAGTAAGTATTACTGGGGTAGTACCTAGGGAGAATGGAATATCAATGACTATTGATATGTATGTGCTACCCTTCAATAATCCTATTTCACTATCAATATTATTCGACCAGAACAGTTCAATGGCAATTGGATCTTAAAAACAGCCATTTTTTATATGATAAATATATAAAAGAGATTATATAATATGGCCACAAGTTCACGACAAACTTCTATTTTTGGTGTAAATGACTGGAAATCCATCTATAAAACATATAGACAAGCAGATTTACAGAGTTATGATTACGAAACCCTTCGTAAAACCTTTGTGGATTATTTACAAACATATTATCCAGAAACATTCAATGATTATGTTGAATCTAGTGAATATGTAGCATTACTAGATGTTATTGCTTATATGGGACAAGCTCTTGCTTTCCGTGATGATTTGAATGCCCGTGAAAATTTTATAGACACCGCAGAACGCCGCGACAGTGTTATTAAACTAGCAAACTTAGTTGGATATAACCCAAAACGTAATATTGCCGCTCAAGGATATTTGAAGATTTCATCTATACAAACCACTGAGCAGGTTAGGGATGTCAATGGATTGCAATTAAGTAACCTAACAGTATTATGGAATGATCCTGCAAATCCAAACTGGCAAGAACAATTTAATAGTATTATTAATGCCGCCCTAATAACTTCCCAGCGTGTTGGTAGACCTGGAAATAGTAAAGACATTTTAGGGGTACGCACCGATGAGTATACGGTTCAACGATCAACAGGCATATTACCTGTTGCTTCTTTTAGCGCAGTAGTACAGGGCACTAACATGAATTTTGAGTGTGTCAGTGTAACAAGTTTAAACGCAGATAATGTATATGAGATGAGTCCTAACTTAAATTCAAATTTTAATATTCTTTATAGAAACGACAAACTAGGTTATGGGAGTATTAATACTGGCTTCTTTATCTACTTCAAGCAAGGTTCATTGCAGCCTTATAACTTTAATGTATCAGAACAAATTGGCAATCAGTTGATCGATATTAATATTCAAGGGATTAATAATAATGATACTTGGTTGTATAGACTTGATCCTATTACTGGTTTAGAAAAAAACTGGACACAAGTAGAAAATATATATGATAGTACTAGAAATACACAAACCTCTAATAACAAACAGATTTTTAGTGTAGTTTCTAGATTCAACGATCAAGTAAGTTATACGTTTGGCGACGGTGTATTTGGTAAAATACCTAACGGTAACTTTAGAGCATATGTTAGAACTAGTAATGCATTGACATATACAATTAATTCAGATGAGTTTCAAGGTACTTCTATTATTATGACATATGTCAGTAGAACCGGAAGAATCGAAACATTATCAATATCATTAGAATTGATGACACCAATCTCAAACGCACAGGGAAGAGAATCTCTAACTAATATTAAACAACGTGCTCCACAACGATACTACAGCCAAAATCGTATGGTTAACGGAGAAGATTATAATAACTTTCCCTTCACACTTTTTAATAGTATTATCAAAAGTAAAGCGTTGAACCGCAGTAGTGTTGGCGTTAGTAGAAATTTTGATTTACTAGACCCAACAGGAAAATATTCAAGTACTAACGTCTTTGCTGATGACGGTGGATTGTATATAGAAGAAACTGATGGAAATCTAATTTTTAATGCTTATACTACAAATGATATTTTAGTTTTTCTAACTGATACGTTAAGCAATGCATTGAACAATCACCGAGTTTTTCAATACTATACTCAACAATTCGTAAGATATAAAATTGATGCTAGTTCCGGGGACAACGATATCATGTGGCATCAAAGTTCCTTTAACGATTTAGAATCAACTGGTTATTTTTATAACAATTCCGGTCCTGTTTCAATTGGGGTATTTACTACTGGTAACGTAAAATATCTTACTGAAGGCGCTCTATTAAAATTTAAAGCTCCAAGTGGGTATTATTTCAATAAAAATAATAAGTTAGTAGAAGGTTTGCCAGGCGTTGCTGATAGCATTTATCTTTGGACAAGTATTTCTGCTGTTATCGGTGAAGGGACTAATAACGGCGAGGGTAATCTGATTACTGGCTACGGTCCTGTAACGTTGAATAATCCACTACAAACCGGATTGATTTTACGGGAAGTATTACCGTCATTTACAAACTCATTACCAACTACATTGATACAAGAAATTTCTACTCAAGTCCTATTAGGTCAAAATTTTAGTTTGGTTTTTAGAAATGACTTATTAGTGAATCAAGACCGATGGTACCTAAGTACAGTTACAGATAGCAAATATTTTGTTAAATTTGAAAGTTTAGGATCTGGTAGATATAAAGTAACATATAAATCTATTGCTTATTACTTTGCAAGTTCTTCAAGTGTGCGTTTTGCTTTTAATAAAAATAGAATTATATATGATCCTGCAACAGGAAAATTATTACAAGACTATATCAATGTTCTAAAAGTAAACAGTTATCCTGATAGTAACTATCCTTTCCCTACTGATACTAAATTAAGTATAGTGGGACAACTAACTGAAATAGATGGGTATGTGGATGATTATAGTGTTGAAGTATCAAGCACGGATCCAAATACAGCCGGAGCAATCAAGAATCCTGATTTTTTCTACCTACTAACAGGATATGCCACTGGCTCAACTAATCTTTTTAAATATGTATTTTTTGAATTGATTACTGATTCTAACTTATTAACTAGATATCAAATGGTAGAAACTAACACCATTAACTATGCTTACACTAGCAGACAAGAAATTGCTTTGGTGAGATACGAGTTTCCACCAAATAGTGTATTTTTTGCAGGTAAAGAAAAAACTTTTTATAAAACAATACAGAATACTAGTAACAAGAATGTAATTGAAGTTGTCCAAGTTGACAATTATATTGCAAAAATAGGTCGCCAAGGTTTAGCTTTCCAATACAAACACAACTCAAGTAATACTACACGTATTGATCCAGCAACCACTAATATCATTGATTTGTTCTTAGTAACACAGAGTTACTATACACAGTATCAAAATTGGATTAAGGATTCAAGTGGTAGATTATCAGAACCAGAGAAACCAACGCTTGATGAATTGAATCTAATTTATTCAACAGTAAATGATTATAAAATGTTGACTGATAGTCTGATATTAAACTGTGTAACATTTAAACCATTGTTTGGTATAAAGGCAGAATCAAAACTACAAGCAACTATTAAGGTTATTAAATCTGGCACAACAACTGCCAGCGATAGTGAAGTTCGGTCAGCAGTATTAACCTCAATGAATTCATATTTTTCAATTGACAATTGGACATTTGGCGATACATTTTATTTTAGCGAATTAAGTGCATTCACTCATAGCACCATTGGCGATTTAGTAAGTTCAATAGTATTAGTACCAAACGATCCTTCATTAAAATTTGGGGATTTGTATGAGATACATAGCTCCCCTTATGAGATTTTTGTCAACGCGGCGCAAGCTAGTGATATCACGGTGATCACTTCACTATCACCGGCAGAATTACAAATAGGTTAATATAGGCAACCAGATATGGCTACACAAGTTAGAACAATTGATTTTTTACCTGAGATATTCAAGACAAAATCTAATGAACAGTTTTTGGCTGCAACATTAGATCAGATTACTCAGCAACCTGACTTTGTAAAAGTTCAGGGATTTGTAGGTAGTAAATTTGGTTATGGAGTAACAGCTAGTGATGGCTATGTAAATGAGCCTACTAAAGAAAGAACTGATTATCAATTAGAACCTGCTGTTGTTTTTAAAAAGAAAGATACTGATGTTGCAATTGATGCAATACCTTATTCAGGATTGATTGATAGCTTACGAACTGAAGGTGCATTGGGTCTTGACCATAACAAACTTTTTAATAACGAATTCTATTCTTGGGACAGCTTCACTGAACTAGACAAGATAATTAACTATAGTCAATATTACTGGTTACCACAGGGACCGGACGATATCATTGTAGCTACTAACACGCTTTTCAATAATTTAGATTTCACAGTTACTAATATTGGTGCTGCTTATTCATTGAATTCATTGCTACAGACTTTTACTGAAAATAATCCAACTATAACTTTGGTTAGAGGTGGAACATATACCTTTACGGTTAGTCAAGATTCTGAATTTTGGATCCAAACGGAACCGGGCACTAGCGGAGTAAGAGCCGACAGTCCTAACATTAGTACAAGAGAAGTTGTTGGAGTTGACTTCAATGGTTCTACTCAAGGCACAATTACTTTCACAGTACCATTATCATCTTCACAGAATGACAACTACTATCCTGGTAATTTATCAGTTGATTTAGTTTCTGATAAAAAGTTTGATGAAGTGCATGGTAAGTCACTAAGCGAACTTAGTCAAATTGATGGAGAAGTAAACTTCAATGGTAAGACATTGCTTTTCTACAAATCTACTTCAGCAGATATTGGCTATCGCGGTACATTCTTTGATGAGTATGACTTTGATAGTGATTCACCTGGTAACGTTGAAAAAATAAGTATTGAAGTTACACAAACAGAAGCAATTGGTAATCTAATTCATACCACCTCAACTAGTGATTTAGCAGTTGGTTCTGATATTACTTTTTCTGGCATATCGTTTGGTGGGATAATAGTTGGTCAAGTATACTATGTTAAAACTGTTAATAGTTCAACTACGTTTACTATTGCACCAACGTTTGACGGAACAGTTGTAGCACTAACAAACGGGTCAACTGATTCAAATGCTCCACTATTGGCAGAGGTTAATGTGGGCGGTCTTGAAGAAGGCAAAACAACTACAGTAAATGATAATTTTTATAAAATTACATTAGTTGGTGATATCAACAATCCAACAATATATCTAGAAGAACATAGTGCAATACCCAACGACCAACGTATTCAAGTCACCAATGGAAAAGAATATGTTAATCGTGTTCTTGTAAGAAATACATATGGTGAGATATTATTGGTTCCTGTAATTACTGCAAACTTAGATACTCTATATTATCAAGACGGCAAGACAGAAACACAATTTGGTAAGATCAACTTGGTTGATGGTTTATATCTATCAAGAATTGATGTGCTTAAAGATATATTAAACAAACCAAACTATATAAGTCCAAATGATGTAAAATTTACTAATGGCATAAAAGTTAAATTCTTTGGTAATGTATTTCCAGAAGAATATTTACAGGACGCATACTATGTTGAGGGGGTTGGATCATCCATTCAATTAATACCTGTTTCAGAACAACTTGTACCTGAACCATTCACTGAAGGTGAAGCAGTTCCATTAGACTCTGATGGGTTCGATGTTAGTCCATATAGTGATAGTGCATTAGTACCTGCATTGCCAGACTACATTACAATTGGTCGAGGTAGCAAAAATAAAAATGGCTGGAGTCGTAGTAATAGATGGTTTCATGTAAATGCTTTAAATTTAACACTAGAAAAAAATTCAAATAGTCCATTAGTGTTGTCTGCTTTTAATAACTCAGATGTTAGAGCCAAACGCCCAATAATAGAATTTTACCCTGACTTAAAATTATTCAATTCAGGTGCAATAGGCAAACCTCCTGTTGATTTTATTGATTTGAATACTACTAATGCTTTTACTCAAGTATCCGGTAAGTTAGCAACCACATATCATCCTGACGGGGCATCCTCGTTTGCATTTGATGGCGCACGAATTATCTTTGCAAATGATGATGATCCTAAAATTAAAGGACAAATATTTATAGTGTCGTTAGCTGATAACAACAGTGATTTCAGGTTTAAGGTAACTTTAAGCAAAGTAGTCAATGGAGAAGTGCGGTTTAATGATCAAACAGTTATAACAAAGGGTGAGTATTCTAAGGGACTTACTTATTATTTTGATGGATCAAATTGGCATGAAGCACAATCTAAGAAAACAATAAACCAACCACCGTTGTTTGATTTATTTGATTCTAATGGTATTAGTTACGGGAACGATGAATATTACCCAGGAACTGACTTTAGTGGTACAAAACTATTTAGTTATGCTGAGGGTGCCGGTCAACCCGACCCTATCTTAAATTTCCCAATTAAATATAGTTCAATAACAAATATCGGTGATATCGTATTTGAATCAAGGTTAAACTCTGACACATTCAATTATGTAGCTGATAGTACTTCAATTACCTCTAACATTAACAATGGATATGTCCATTCATATGATTCTAATATTGATTTTACTAGATTGATTGGATGGCGGACAGCAGTTGAATATAGTATTCAATATCAAATTTTCAATTTAGTTTACACTGGTTCTTCTTTAATATGTGATATTGCAGCCAAAGACCCTGAATCTACTAAGTGGCCAGTCATTACGGTATATGAAGATAATCAAAGAATAACTGATTACGAATATACTACCTCTGCTACAACAACTAAAATAACATTGCTAACTCCACCACCGATAGGGACACCAGTTGAGATTTTAATTCACAGTGATCAAGTATCCAAGATTGGGTATTATCAGATCCCAAGTAACTTTGATCATAATCCCTTTAATGAAGAAATCTCTACTATTAATTTAGGTGATCTGCGCGGTCATTATAAAAGTATTTGCAACAATCTAAAAACCATTGAGGGTCCTGCGTTTGGGCCTAATAATTTTAGAGATTTAGGAAACACAGTACCATATGGTACTCGAATTATTCAAAATAGCTCATCGTTAATAACACCTGCAATTTTAACAAAAGCATCAAAGTTTAATTTCTTGGATGCATTGTTGTTTAATAGTAACCAGTACACTAAATTTAAAACATCATTGTTAGATATGGTTAACAATAATGACTACCTATCAATTCAACCGGCTTCAATTATATTAGACGATGCATTAGAGCAAATTACTAATAACAGAGATGAGACAATGAGTTTCTTTTGGAGTGACATGATCCCATGTAAGGGAGTTCATTCTCAAAAGACATACACGTTCAATAGTTCTGTAGATGCATCAATATTTCCGCTATCACGTTTTTATGACTTTACAAATGCAAACTATTTTGGTATTTTAGTATACCTGTCTAGAATCATAGATGGTACAAAAAGAACCATTCAATTAATGAAAGATATTGATTATGTCGTAAAAAACACTGAAAAGTTATTACGCATTAATACAGATTTGTTACCAAATGACGTTATTATTGTCAGAGAATATTCACAGACATATGGTAATTATGTCCCGAACACCCCAACTAAATTAGGTTTCTATCCTTCATATATCCCTGAAGTTATATTAGATGACTCGTATAGTAAACCTACGTATTTTATCAAAGGACATGATGGCTCACTTACTAAGTTGTTTGGCGAATACAACAATGGTTTCTTAGAAGACAACAGAGATAGAGCATTATTAGAATTTGAAAAACGAGTTTACAATAACTTAAAGGTTAATGCAAAGATTCCCGTAGAATACGATGAAATAATACCAGGACAATTCAGAAAATCTGATTATACATTTGACGAAATAAATGCAATTTATGCTACTCAATTTTTGAATTGGGCAGGTAACAACAACATTGACTACACCGCCCAGACATATTTTGAAACTAATGAGTTTACATGGAATTATAAAGGGACTAAAAATAAGTTAGATAACTCCTACGTTAATCAAGGTTACTGGAGAGGTATATATCTATGGTATTATGATACTACAACACCGCATACTACTCCTTGGGAAATGCTAGGTTTAGTTAATAAACCTAGCTGGTGGAATAATAGATACGGTGAGGCCCCTTATACAAGTGATAATACATTGTTATGGACCGATATTAGTAATGGTTTAATTTGGAATAACGGTGACAGTTATGTTAACGAAAGAAGAATTAGATCAAGGTTATTAGAAGTATTACCAGTAGACTCGGCTGGCAGATTGATCTCTCCTTTTGTTAGTATAGTTAACTCTTACAATAGTCTGTCATTTAAAAATACATGGAACGTAGCTGATACAGGTCCTGCGGAATATAGTTACAAAAAAAGTAGTACATGGCCGTTTGATTTACTACGCATATTTGCATTAACTAAACCGGCCGAGTTTTTTAGCCTTGGTATTAACTTAGATGCATATAGATATAACACTGAATTTAATCAATACTTAATTTTTAACAGAAAACGCCAAACTACAAGTGACATTCCTGTTTACGGTGACGGAACTGCTACCCATAGTTTGTTCAATTGGATTGTCGATTATGCAAATCAATATGGTATTGACGGACATACTCAATTAGTTGAGTATATTACAAACATTGATGTTAGACTTGCTTATAGAATGGCAGGATTTAGTGACAAGTCATTGTTAAAATTCTTTGCCGAAAAAGGTAGTCCAAATAGTAAAAACAACAGTTTATTAATACCGGATGAGAGTTTCAATATTTTATTGACACATAATCAACCAACAAAAAATATCATTTACAGCAGTGTTATTATTCAAAGAACTAGAAAAGGATATAGAGTTTATGGTAATGACAAAGAAAGATCATATTTTGTAGCTAATGATCCTAGATTCGATGGTAGATATGAAAATATTAGCATGGGTAGCCAGACAGTTAGTCTTTCTACTCACTTCTTTAATTCAACTACAATATATCCTTATGGATATGAATTTACCTCTGTGCTAACATTAGCTAATTTTCTAAACGGATATGGTAAATATCTTGCGTCTGTTGGTTTTACTTTTGAAAATATAGAAAATGGAATTGAAATCAATTGGAGACAAATGATTGTTGAAGTTCTATATTGGGTAGATTCTGGATGGGAAGAGGGTAGTGTGATTAACCTGAATCCAAATGCTTCTTCTCTGACAATTTCAAATTCAATTGGTGTGGTTCAATCATTAACCGACACAAACAATAATTTGATATTCAATCAGAATCAAATTCCAATCTCATTAAAAGACTTAGCAATAACTAGATTAGGTACAACGTTTACAGTAAAAGTATTGAATTCTGGTGATGCTATTGGTTTCTTTAAAGCTAATATAAGTTCATATGAACACATAGTTATATTTGATAACATTACTGTCTTTAATGATATTTTGTTTAATTTGAAAACAGGATTAAGACAACAACGTTTGTTTATGCGCGGTAGCAAAACTGCTCAATGGGATGGCACGTTGAATGCACCTGGATTCATCATTAACCAAGACAATATTCTTGATTGGGAAGCAAACGTAAGATATAGTAAAGGGTCAATTGTTAAGTATAAAAATTCTTATTGGATTTATTTACCTGCAATGAGCAAACCGCAATCTGTTTTTAAACCAGAAGAATGGAATCCAGTCGATTACAATTTGATGCAAAAAGGATTACTACCAAATGCAAGTACTAGAGCAAAAGAATCAACATTATACTATGATAGTAATACAACGAATCTGAAAAAAGATGCAGACCTATTGAGTTTCTCATTGATTGGATATAGACCTAGAAATTATTTCAGTGAAATAAACTTAGATGATACCACTCAAGTTAATTTATACAAGAGTATGATCGTTAATAAAGGGACAAAGAACTCTTTAGACATTTTATTGGGTGCAACTCTTCAGGAAACTGATTTAAACTACACTTTCCATGACAACTGGGCTATTAAGCAATCAGAGTATGGTGGAAAAATGAACAAAAATTTCATTGAAGTTACTTTGGATGAAAAACTGCTTGTAGGTAATCCTTCAATAGTTTCAATCACACAAGGAATAACTGAAGATGGAGCGCACCAAGAGATTCAATTCTATGACATAAAAAATTATAGCACACCTCCTAAGGACGTAAATTTCTTACCATCTATTTCTGCGACAGAAGAAAATCTATTGCCTTCAGCAGGTTATGTTAATATTGATGATATACAAACTTATGCATTCTATCCTGGAATGTTAAATAGTGCCAACATTGGTGATTTGTATAAAAATGATTATGTTTGGGTAGCTGATGTTGCCGGGGACTGGAAAGTGTATACTCCTATAAGACTCGGAATCAATTTAATAACAGTTCGCAATAGTTTAAACTCTCAGGCTGTGTTTGTATTTGACAATCCACATACATTGACAGAGAATGAGTTATTTGGTGTGATTAATTTTAATCCAAATATCAATGGCTATTACACAGTCATTGGTGTTTTGTCTTTGAACTCAATTAGTGTTATTAAAAATATAGACCCATCGACAACAACATTGACCGGTATAGGAATAACATTCAAATTAAGCAATCAGCGTGTTGAAAGAGCTAAAGACATTTTAGGACTACCACTGCTAAACGCAGAATATGTAAAAAATAAAGTTTGGGTTGATAAAGATGTCAATGGTGAATGGAATGTTTTACAAAAAACTAATTCTTATACTTACAAAACAGCATCTACTCCAGCCCTATCAGTTGAGTTTGGTGCAACCGTAGCTGCAATTGACTCGGGCTACTTAGTAGCCGATCCTTCTGCTGGTAAAGTATTTTATTATGTTGACTCAGCATTGTCGGCTACTGATTGGAAATTATCAGCGACCCTATCTCAAGGTTCTGGATTTGGTAGTGCTATTGCATCAAATGATAAAATATTAGTAATCTCACAGCCGGATCCATTTGGAGACCTAAGTAAAATTTATATTTACAGAATGGTTGCTAACTCTAAGATTAACTGTTTAGTTGAAGAACAAATAATAAGTTTTACTAACACAATGTTTGGTACTGGAATTACTGTGGGTTCTGTGGGTACAGCATTGGCATTGTCCGGCGATGGTAACTATTTATATATTAGTGCAACTGATTTAATACTTGATGGTTCCCCAACAGTTGGATTATTCTTCTCTTTCCAATTGGATCAGGGATTGATTTATTATGATGTTGGTTATACCCTAAGTTCTGCTATTACCCCTGGATCAACTCAATTTGATATTTACGGTGATATTGGAACTGCACCACAAGGTCGTAGAATTACATTCACTGCTTTTGGTGTAGGAGATGATGTCTACACAATCGTAACTGCAAAATACAATTCAAGCACATTAATTACTACAGTGTATATATACGAAACAATTCCTTATACGGTTAGTACCGGTAGTACAATGTATCTAGGAGTTTTAAATTATAGTTTAGTCGGAGCAGTATCTAGTGAAGGTTACGGCGGATATCAAGATAAATTTGGATATTCACTTGCAACAAACCACGATGGTACTCGATTATTTGTGGGATCACCATTGGCTGACTGGAGTTATGGTGCTGGCTTAGTTGATACAGGATTTGTATTCTCATTCAATCGTTTAGTAGAAAAATGGGAAGTTGTTGGAGACAGTCCATTAAACAGTGCGGCTCTTTTCTTCTTGTCTTGGACACCAAATTATGGATCAGCAGTTTACATTAATGAAGTAAGAGTTAATCCTTCATATTACGTATTAATCTCCAACCTATTAGTAACTTTCTTGGAATTAAAATCAGGTGACATCATTACAGTTAGTAGCGGTAATGTATTGCTTATGCAACGATTGCAAGGTGCTGGAACCATTGACGAATTTGATAGTTTTGAAAAATTTGGATTTGCATTAGATTGTAACACTTCTGCTACTGACTTGATTGTGGGAAGTCCTAATAACTTAGACAGTTTAGGCCACGAAGGTGCAGTGTTCAGATTTACTAATGAAGGAAAACGTACCGGTGTTATTACTGGTATAATACAATGTCATTTACTATGTCCGGTTGATATTTTCATTAATGGATTCAGAGTTAGTTTACCTGATCCTGATCCATATCAAGGGATTGCAGGAGATGCATTCTATGTTGCAAATAGGATAAATTTGTCAGTAGTAAATAACGTGTTTGCATATGCTTCCGAAGATAATAGGTTACATATTCGCTTACGTGACTTTAATTTGGGTCCAGTTAATAATAAGTTGAACATCACTGTTTTTGGTTCTAATTATTATCACAAAGATACTTTCACTGGCGACGGTGTTACTGCGGCATTTACATTAGAAAATGCTCCAGCAAATATATCAGCGTTGACCGTAACGATTGATGGTCTTAATATACCAAATGCTGTTTTAAATAATGATAATAGTATTACTATATATTTTACTTTGACTGGTAGCGTAGTTACATTTGTTCAGGCACCATGGAATGCAGGTGAAATTATAATCACATGGACAGAAGCACTAGCTGCACCATCAACTATTCTAACTCAACTGGGTATTTCAGAATACATTACGACTGAGGTAATTACAGACCCTAGACCAAGTTCAAGAACTAGTTTTGGTTATAGTGTTAAGTTTAATGAATTGAATAGCTTCATTGTTGGTGCCCCGACCACCGACAGATATTTTAGCACCTCATTTGATTTTACAGATGATACAAATAATCATAATGATTGTGTGTTTGATAATAACTTTACTCAGTGGGAAGATATCTATAAAAATGCAGGTACTGCGTATATATATGAATACATAGATTCACAAGGTGAGACTTTATTGACATTGGGTAATTATACATATGCTCAATCATTACCTGACTTATCTACTTCCTATGGTAAGCAACCATATTATGGCAAATCAGTTTCATTAAGAAACAACCATGCTGTTATTGGTGCACCAAGTCATAGGTATCTTACAGGTAACAATGTTGGTCGTGCAGTCGCATATCAAAATTTAACTGGGGACAAGCATTGGTCTGTTCTACGTAAATCAACTAGTATTACAGATGTTTCTAAAATTCAAAAAGTTCAACTATATGATAATGAAACCAATCAAACACTAGATTCGCTTGATTATTTTGACCCATTGCAAGGTAAATTATTAGGAACTATTGCTGACAACTTAGATTTTATCACTACTATAGACCCTGCAGGATACAATAATGAAATGTTCACCGGCACTATAGTTTGGACTGCTAACAAAGTAGGAACATTGTGGTTTGATATTTCTAGCACCAAATTCATGAATTATCATCAAGAAGATATTGAATATAATAGTAAATATTGGGGAGCAGTGTTTCCTGGAAGCATTGTTACGGTGTACAGTTGGATTGAAAGTAATGTTATACCTATTAACTACCCGGGCCCGGGCACACCGTACGATTATTCAAGTTATAGCATGTCATATGAGAATGATGCCGGTGGTAACTTAAATGTGCATTATTATTATTGGGTTAGAAATACTAACAAATTATTCAGTGCCCATGGAAAGACATTGACAGATACTGTTATTGAAAGTTACATCAAAGATCCTCATGGTTCTGGTATAGACTATTTTGTAGCACTTAAGCCAAATGTATTTGGTTTATATAATGTGCGAGAGTACATCAATGAGAAAACCACAAACTTACATATAGGATATAGTTCAACTGATGTTGATATACCTATTCATTCTGAGTTCCAATTAATAAGGTCTAACTACACTAATGATTTCTTACCTGGGTTGCCTGATGGTAGGAATTATTTGGCTCCTGAAGGCCTATATAGAAAATTTATAGAAAGTTTTGCTGGTCAAGATGATTTTGGACAAGTTCTTCCTAATCCAGGACTTCCTAAATTATTACAAATTGGTATTGGATCTAGACCTAACCAAACAATGTTCATCGACAGAAGTACTGCATTAAAAAATTATTTACAGTATGCTAATAGAGTATTGAAAAACTATCCAATAAGTGAACTACCTAACTTGAATTTTTTAAGTTTAGCTGGTGAAGATTATGATACAACTTTGTTTTGGGACTACGTATATTGGTGGGCTGACGGTTACTCAGATAATGTTAAGACTATATTTGAGGTTGATGCTTACTATGACTTAGTAAAAGAGACGGTAAAAGAGGGCACAATCGTAGGTGTTTCTAAAAATAGTCAAGGTAAACGTGAAGTCTATAAATTTACTTCAGGTGTTTGGGAACGTATTGGAGTTGAGGATGGAACGATTGAATTCTCATCTAAGTTATGGAATCCTGTCGGTGATAATATTGGATACGGAGATGATTTCTTTGATGTATCATCGTTTGATGCATATCCTGCAGTTGAAACAAAAAATATAATACGAGCATTAAATGAGCAGATTTATACAGGTGAACTTGCTGAACATAGAAATAAAAGTCTAATATTAATGTTTGAATACATTCAAAGTGAAAATGTTAACTCTAACAATTATCTACCTTGGTTAACTAAAACTAGTTTAGCTGATGTTAGTTATAAAATACGAGAATTAAAACCATACCAAAAATACCAAAATGAAAATACTAATTTGTTAGAAGGGTTTATTAACGAGATAAAACCATATCATACCGTATTAAAAGAATTCTACTTCACATATTCAGGAACTGAATCTTATGAAATGAGTATGACTGACTTTGACTTACCTGCAACATTTAGTTCCTTCACTTCTAGATATGAGTCACCTAAACTAAAATATGTTAATGTTAACACAGAAGCAGATATAGTATCTACGGACACTATTTGGTCAACAAACACTGAATATAATTTATGGTATAATAATTTTGGATTAGAATTAGAGTCTAAAGAAAATCAACAAATTGGTGTAGTTAGTAAATATTTGGGAACAACATCAACTGAAATTTTCTTAGAAAATGCTCGAGGAGTTCCGGTTACCGGACTAATTAAAATCAACGATGAATTAATTCGTTATACTCAAGTTGATAGAGAACAGAAACGTTTATATGGGTTGAGTAGAGGAGTAGACAACACTATAGTTACCGAGCATTACCCAAAGACTATAGTTTATTCTGATTCTTCTGGAGTTGTTGTTGTCTCTTCTGGTAGAGGTTATGTTGACCCTCCCATAGTTAAAGCATATATTGATACTTCAAAATATCCAGCACCTAGAAAAGAAGCAGTATTGCGCTCAGTGCTAGTTGATGATAAGGTGGTTGAGGTTCAAATCATTGATCCGGGTGATGGGTACGTAGTAACCCCAGAGATAATATTTGATCCAGCCTTTTCAATTACATTTGACGGCACGCAACTAAACTATCAGTCTAATTTGTTAGTGATAGAATCAGATGATTTAAGAACTGGTGATCAAATCAAGATTACATCTAATTCAAATCAATTTGAAGCAATACAACCCGGGTATTATTATGCAAGAGTGTTAGGATTTAACACTAGATTATTGACAGCGGCTAAACCGGTCGTTTCTTTGCACTATCGATATTTGGATTCTATTTCCGGAGAATATAAAGTTGTCTTTAAGATTAATAAATTGAATTTACCACTAAGCTATACTCTTGCTATGGTACCTAAAGTGGTTGTTAAAACTAAAAATTCAAAATCTCGACAACTTAATTCTAAATTAAGATTTGATAGAACAAGTTATAATTCATTTATTGTACCTTGGGAATCAGGAATCTTTTGGCCAAGTAGTTTTAATAGTTTGGGTAATGATGCAAGCTCAAACGTTCCAATTAGTGTCAGCACAGAATATAAATTTGATCAAACTTTAGCAACACTTGATGGGACAATTTCAGTTGCCAGTAGTACTGGGGAGGGTTTCAAATTCAGTGTATTCAATCAAAAAGCATATGGAACTTATTATGTGACTATAACTTCCCCCGGTGTTGCATTCAGAGTCGGAGACACTATTACCATTACCGGTGATTATTTAGGAGGTGAAACTCCTGAAAACGATATTGTAATTACTGTAACAGAATTGACAACCGGCGGAGTTAGTAGTCCGATAAATAAAGTATCATTTGTTGGTACTCCTTTTGTCTCGTCTACAATTGATGTAAATGAAGAAAATATTCAAGATGTTGTGCTTACCGCTAGTTTACAGGGTGCAGTAATACCCATAGTTAGTGCCAGTGCAGATTCAGATGAGACTACTATCATTCAAGTTAACTATCTACCAAGCACATTGAGACCCGGACAGCTTAAAGGATTAAAAGCATATTTTTATAGAAATTTAGCACCTTATACATATAATGATACCGGTGCAAACTTTAAAGCAACGGTTGCAATTGGTAGTACATCAACTTTCACAGGCACGATTTCAGGAACAACACTAACAGTAACAACAGGTCCTGTAGGTACTGGAATTTCAATAGGTGACATTTTAACTGGTGGCTCAATTGCATCTGATATCTATATTGTTAGAAACTTAACCGGTACTAGCACAAGTACAAATAGTTCATGGACTATAAATTCATCGATTACACAAGTCACTACTGTTACATTTACAGTAACTCCTGTAACAATGACAGTCACTGAAGTCACGCACGGTAAACTAAGTGCAGGACAGACACTATATGGTACTGGAGTTACTTCAGGAACTAAAATAGCTTTACCAGTAACCGGTACTGTAGGTGGTACGGGCTCTTACAAATTAACTAAAGCACAAACAGTATCGGCTTCAACAAGCATACAAACAAATGGTGGTGCAATTCTTGAAATTCATAGACCAAACTTTGATCCGCTAGTTCTTATTAATAGATACTATCTAAAAATAGTTGATTCAGGTTCTATTTACAAAGACGGGGATACGGTTATTATTCCGGGAGACCTATTAGGTGGAGTTACCGGTACTAATGATGCTGTTATTGATATTGTATTTGCTAATGACGTTACTGGAGAAATACAGGTTTCAAAAATTAACGGTCTCTCTGTTGGCTATATTGCTTCTTATTACATTTTCCCATTCTCAGCTAATGAATTGAAAGTATACTCTGATGTTAGTTTAGTAAAACCAGTACCATTCATTAACTTCATTTATACAAGTGATGGAACAAATGATTTTGCATATTTACCTGAACCATTGCTAATTAGTGGTGGATACAAGTACGCTATAACAGCCTTAGTCTCATACAACAACAAAGTATATCGTTGTTTAGAAAGTAACAGCGATGATTATTTTGATAACGCTAAGTGGCAAGAAATTGTTATTTCTGATCGTGAGTTAAATGCGGTCGATAGAATTTTGGGTTATTATCAACCAACAATAGATATGCCAGCAAAAGATTTAGGTCAATTGCTACTTGGAGTAACTAATCCTAATCCAACTTATCTTGGAAATAGTTTTGCTCCGGATGAAGTCTTACCATTAGATGTTATTGTTAAAGATGATAGATTTTATCCAAGAGAAGTCAACATACATGCAATGATACCTATTCCAATCTATGATGAAGAAAACACATTGATTAGAACTGAATACATCTCTATTGGTGAATCTGAGAAAGAATCATTATTAATGGTAAGTAGTGATGGTCTTACATGGGGAAAAACTACGCTAGTTGATTGGTCATTTAAAAACTTACATGTAGGAGATATTGGTGTAACGGATGTTGCATTTAATGGGTTTGTATATGTTATCACTACAACTAATGCCAAAACGTCATTACTGATAAGTTTTGATAAAGTAAATTGGGTCACTATTGGTGAACAAATATCATATGACTTTGGTGGTTTTAGTGATATTGGATACGATACAGTTGCTGTTGATAGCCCAGAAACTCCACTAAATGCAATCACATCTGTGGGTGAGAAATTTTTTGCATGCGGTATGTATCAAATTGTTAAGAGTGATGACGGTATATTATGGGAAAGCGTATACACTAACACTAGTAGATTATATCAAAATCTTAATGATATACGATATATTGAATCTAAAAACTTTGAAGGATATATCGCTGTTGGTATAGGAAATAGAGTAACATCCGGTAATGAAACTGCGGCTCCTGTAGTAGAGAGTTATGGAAAAGTAATGTACAGTATTACCGGTAATGAATGGGTCGAAAGTTTTGTGTATTTTACTAATTATGAACTATATGCCATAACTGCATCAGATGTATTAATTGTAGTTGTGGGAGATAACGGAGAAATTTGGAATAGTTTAAATGCTTCTAACTGGGGGAAAATTTCTCCATTAAATTATCTAGGAAATCCAATAACTACGTCACTACGAGATGTAATCTATGCTAATGAGATTTTTATTGCTGTAGGTAACAATGGTGTGATACTTAGATCCACTGATGGTTATACTTGGACTGATCAAAATTATCCGGTACATTTCACAAATGATTTGTGGAATATTTCTTATGATGGCACATACTTCTTTATTGTAGGAAACAATGGTGCAATGTTCCGTAGTGTTAACGGATTATTCTGGACAGATATTAGTAATATTACTGTTGAAGAACCGTTGTATAGTATTAAAGGTAGTGACTTCTTAACTGGTTATGGTCCTGAAGAGATGGTTCCTGGAGTAGTTAGTGACCATATGTATATGCGTGTTCTTACTAGACCAGGCGGATGGTGGGATAATGATACAATATCACAAGAAAAGATTTACGGGTATACTGGTTTCAACATGGTATCTAAAATTGATAGTAGCGGAATTACTCTCATAAGTTTTGCAGACATGGTTAAGAACCCTGCTCAATTAGCAGTATTCAGTATTGATAATACTACGTTAATGGGTCCTCGTCTTTATGAAGGGATTGATTACCTTGTAAATTGGGTTACTAAACAAATTTCTTTGCTTTATGCTGGTAATTCAGTATTGATTGAAGTATATGAGATTGGTAATGGAAATCAATTAGCAAGAGGCACAACTGATCATGTTCCTATATATACTAATTCAATTACCGGCATGAGTGAAATTAGATTAGATTGTCAATATATCTTATTAGAAACTCCAATAGTATATCACAATGGTTCTAGATTGGAATATATTACTGACTATGTAGTAGAGTTAAGTGAAAACAACTTGATGGCAATAATTTTTGAAAATGAATATGATGCTACTGTTGATTTTATTTCATATGCGGTATTAGCTGATAGTACTTACACAACTGATTATAATACTGAAGATCATTTTGGTTATAGTATACCCGAGACAGAAGTTTTTGAATATACAACATCAACTACATTCACGTTATCTAACGATTTGTATTATCTTGGCGCACTGTTGGGCGGTCCAACTGTTGCCACTGATAATGAAAATAATGCAATCGTTGAATTAAATGGATTGAGATTAAATCCTGCAGATTATACAATTGATGCAGTAGCAGGTACAGTTATTATACCTAGTGCAACCTCAGGTGATATTATTGCGGTCACTTCTTACCATGACACAAAACGTCAATATTTAAATACTGATATCTCGACTTCTATAAAAACATATGCAGTATATAATGTAGATACAACTTCATATAATAAAGTTAATATAGTGTTTGAAAATATTACTGGTCTTGTTTCCGGCGATTTAGTTGTACTAGATGGATTCTTGGGTTCTACTCAACTCAATAATGTTCAAGTTTATGTCAAAGCAGAAACACCGTTTGTAGAAGATACTATAACTTATTATCCGTTTAGCTTGTATTTTGAATCAACCTTCTTGACAGCAATCAGAAGTGAGTTGGTAACTAAATATGTAGGTAGAGGGTTTGCAACAAAAGTTAGTGATCTGATAGACATAACAGTAAGTTTTGTTAATTTAATTTCAACCAGTGAAAATTTTTATGTTGTTCCTACTGATGAAAATAGAACATGGGTGACAGTTAATGGAAATAGACTGTCTTCTGATCAAATAAGATTTATTCCAGGTGAGAATGCAACTAAATTGAATCTGCTCGTTGAAGTTAACTTGGGTGATGTGGTAATAGCGACTACAATGGTCCCCGGAGCTACACCAAATAGCAACTCTTATATTTTAAATGTAAATAAGCATAAAGAAGCATCTGTTAATCAATCTGAAATAAAACAGAGTACTTGGATAGTACCAGCAGTAAGACCTGCAGGCGGTAGCCCTGATTTCCTTGTATCTGACGATGTAATCTACTTGAACAATGTTTCAAATGTAGTATATGAAGATACTAAAATTCTAGAAATTAACGGGGAGAAGATACGCTTCACTACAGTAGATTTTGAAGCAAATACTGTTTCCGGCTTAACTAGGGGAATTGAAGGAACTGGACAAAAACTAATTCATAAAGTAAACGATATTGTATTCTCTATATCTAAGGCAACGACCTTGGTAAACGAACAATATAACAAACTTTGGTATAATAAGCAATCCGGTGATCCTATCCAACTTAGTGATACTGTTGCTACTAGGTTCTTAAATATTGGGCTAGAATAATAGATAAATAAATGATTATGAATGAAAAACCCATTGATGTAGAGCAACCCAAACACCAAGATTCTACCCCAGGTCCGACTCCGGATGAACAGGGAGGGTTTGTTTTTAGTTCAGTTATTAAGATTTCCGATCCTAATACAAAAGAGATTCTATTACACATGCGAGGCGACGATTAATGTCACAAGTAACAATTCCAATTCAAATCGAGGGCTTTTTGAAAGTATTCGACCCCAACAATGGGGAAGTTTTCTATGATGGTCATAATGCTATCCACTATGAAAATATTAGTGTAGCTATTGCCGATACTCTAAGTAGTCGAGGATATGGGAGCATTTTAAAGATGGCGTTTGGTAACGGTGGGGCCAGTGTCGATGAGACCGGAGTTATCACATATTTACCAACCAATACTACAGGACAGAATGCTTCTTTATATAGTCAAACATATGTAAAAATCATAGATGACACTAGTGTGCTTAACACAGATACTAGTAGAAATAAGATGACAGTTAGTCACCCTACTGGTAAAGTATATTCTGATATTATTATAGAATGTATTTTGGATTACGGGGAGCCAGCAGGGCAGTTAGCATTTGACAATGGTACGAGAAATCAGTCAGCATACGTGTTTGATGAAATTGGTCTAATTGCAGACTACGGAAGTGATGCTAACGGTAATGAACTTACAAAATTACTTACCCATGTTATATTTCACCCGGTTCAAAAGAGTTTAAATAGGCAAATTCAGATTGACTATACAATCCGAATTCAAAGTTTGACCAACTTAATCACGGTTTAAAGATAAATACTACAATATTGCGGAGTAAAACAGAATGGCATATCAAATACTAAGAACTAATGGATCAACCCTGACTACAATTCAGGATGGTACTATTAATACTACTAGCACCTCATTACAATTACCTGGGAGAAATAAAGCAGGTTATGGTCAGGCATTGAATCAAAACTTTGTCAGAATCGTTGAGAACTTTGCTAGTGAAAATCCTCCCCCAAATCCTATTAAGGGACAACTTTGGTATGACACTGGTGCAGGAACATTGAATGTCTGCCCGTCTGACGGATTAACTAGCAAAACTTCTTGGAATACATTAGCAAGTACTGCTGGAGGCGGTGGTGGTGTAACAATTGGATCGCTGAACGTTACTGGAGATGCCGCTGTTAATGGTAATCTTACAGTTGGTGACGCTGGGGGAGTTGGTGGCGATATAGTTAGTGACACATTAACTACCAGGTTAATCGATGTATCAGATACGATTACCACAGTTACCATTAATGCAACAAGTGGGACAATCAATGGTCTAAATACGCAAACAATTACTACCGGCTCAGCGGCAACACCAGGAACAATGACCGGTACTTGGGCAGTAGTCGGGCCAACAACCGGCAACGTAATGACACTTACCGGTAATCTACGCTTTGCAGCTAGCACATATGGTGTAAGGTCAGATAACTACATGTATGCAAATGGTGCATCATTCACACCTACTGGTACATATTCTGATTCTAATGTTTCTGCATATCTAACTGATACTAATGTAAGTGGATTTAAGGGTAACATTGCCCCAACTAAAGTCACTACAAGTTATTTAGGTGCTCCTGGTAGTGGTGGCACTGTTCAAGGTATTTGGACTCTATCAGCTAATGCAAGATTTGAAGCTACATACGCTGACTTGGCTGAAAGATTTGAAGCAGATGCTGAATATGATCCTGGCACAGTTGTTGAACTTGGTGGAGAGAAAGAAGTCACTGCTGTAATAGATGATCTAAGCGATACTGTATTCGGTGTTGTAAGTAACACAGCGGCTTATTTAATGAATAGTCAAAAAGGATACACAGACAAAACACATCCTCCTATCGCAATTGGCGGTCGGGTCCAAGTTAAAATTAAAGGTCAAGTTAAAAAGGGTGATAGATTGGTTAGTGCTGGAAATGGATATGCTAGAGCCGCAACTAAAGAAGAATTAACTGCATTTAATACTATAGGTCGTTCGCTAGGTGATAAATTAGATGATACAGATGGAACTATCGAAGCTATAGTGATGTTGAAATAAAAAGGAATTATAATGGCATATTCAAAAGGCGGAAAAATTCAAGCAGAGGATCTCAATACTCTGATTAATAATGTTAATTCAGTACTAGGTGATTTAGGTCAATCCACACTTAGTACGATAACACAGTATTCTAAAATGACATTTGGTCAATGGAAAGCAGTTCTTGACTCCATGTCAAATCTTGGTAATCAACAAGGAACTGTACTTTCTAGTATTGCTTCTCCTTATACCGGGCAAGCAAGTTCATATGTTGCGGCTCTTATTACTAATAAAAATGCGATTGAATCAAACAGAAGAAATGCAGCCGCACTAGGTACATTTGTATATAATGGAACCGAAGTTACAGCTGGATGGAATAACTTTGTAAAATTTACACAAAGTATAGCTTTTACTAACCAAGCAGCGGCAATTAATTATTTTAATGCAGGTGGTCAAATAGGTTTACAATTCGTACATCCAGCATCCGGTACAGGTATTGACGGTGTTTTTAATGGATTGGCTACAAACTGCGGAACAGTCGTAATGAGTGGACAGAATACAGGCACACGATCAATTGCCGGAACAACATATAATGGTATTACTAAAATTCCCCCCTCATTACCAGCACCCGGCAATTCTCCAACTATTGGTACTAATTTAGGATATGCTGGATTAACAACTAATGGTCAATCATTGTTCAAACAAATTGGTGCAACTTACGTTAATCCATCATTCGGTGGCGGAACATATAGTCAAAACTTTATTGAGGTTGTTGCCTACACCACTAATAATGGTGCAACAGTTAATTTTGAGACTACGTGGGATGAAATTCCCAATGGATTGTTAACTGGAGCAGGATCTTATACCGGACCTGACGCAGTTAATAGGTCTAGAACAACGACATATATTGTTCAACGCCCGCCATCAACAACTTATATTACTAAGTCTTGGGGAACGTTAGTGTTTACTGGTACTGTTACTGGATCATAAAATTCTATAGCATTATGTGTATCCAGTAAATACTGCATGGACACAAAAGAATTAATCAAAGAAGCCAAAGCTAGATTTAGCCACAATTCAACTAAGGCTTATCTAAAAAGCAAATATCAAAGTAAACTTATAGTAGCCGATCAAGGTGGACTATGGACAGCTACACCAAGTCTAATAGCATTTTTATCTTCTACACAAGATAATAATACAGTGTTATTAGATTCATACGACAACCCAGTCAAAGTAGATACAACCAAACTATTAATCAAGTTAAAAGAAACATATCGTGTTACTATGGAAGAATGGTATGCTGAGTTCTCAACATTAGAGAAGACTAGATGAGTAAGGGTGTATTACTATTTGCATTCAATAATGGAACTACTGACTATTTTAAAATGGCAGTAGCCACTGCAAGCAGAGCATATCAATTCTTAAATCTACAAACTACAGTAGTAACAGACTCTAATACGATTGTAGAGAATTATTTTCATACTTTTGAGAATGTGATAGTAGTTGACTCTGACAATAGTAATCGGGGTGTTGATAATCACATTTGGATCAACAAGGGCAGATATCAAGCATATGACCTATCTCCATATGATGAGACACTATTATTAGATACTGACTATCTAATCAACAGTGATACCTTATTAAAACCATTTGAACTGTATGATGATTTTATGTGTCATAATACCACTGAGTTTTTAATGAAGTCTAAGGCTGAACAAGAGAAAATAAGTAAGTACTCCTTCAACACACTTTGGGCAACCGTGATTTATTTTAAGAAGACAAAGAAAACCAAACTAATATTTGATACTATGAAGATGGTTCAAGAAAACTATCAACATTATATTAATATATACAATCCTACAGTAGGATTCTTTCGCAACGATTTTGCATTGACTTTTGCATTACGCATAGTACATGGGCAGACGGAAGATATGAGAAATTACATCCCCTGGTCACTGACGCATGTTGATAAAGATGTTATGGTTGTACCAAACAAGCATCATACTTGTAATGAATCTTATACGTTATTATATGATAACCAGACCCGATATAAAGTTAAGAAAGAGTACATGATAGTAACAGATAAAGACTTTCATATGCTTAGTAAAGAAAACTTTATGGAGGTAGCATGAATAGAGGATTTGTAATTATGGCACAGAACACAACGTCTGTTGACTATGTAAAATGTGCAGAACAGTTATCTAATAGTATTAACAAAGTCATGCCTGATGCTAATGTAACAATTATAACAGATAAGCTATTACCCTACGGTGATTTGGCAGTTGATAGTGATTGGAAGTTAATCAATGATTGGCAAGTATACGAAGCTAGTCCATATGAATACACCATCAAACTAGAAGCAGATATGCTTATTCCACGAAACATAGACTATTGGTGGGATATACTTAAAGAACATGATTTGATTGTCAGTGGTACTGTTAGAGATTACACCAACGGTATATCTAATATAAAATCATATAGGCAATTCATAATCAACAACAATCTACCTGATGTGTATAATGCAATTACATATTTTAAGAAATCAGATAAGGCTGAGCAGTTCTACAAGATAGTACGAAATATTTTTGAAAATTGGAATGAATTCAAATCTAACTTAACGTGTGAGACATCAGAGATTGCGACAACAGATTGGGCATATAGTATTGCTTGTCATATTATGGGTGTAGAAAACACTACTTTACCCAATTTTAGTGAGTTTAGTTTTATACACATGAAACAATTCATAAATAATCTAATGATAGATGACTGGACCAAAGAGTTATTGTTTGAATTTAACCCATCTCTTAAGGTAAATACTATCGTACAAGAATATCCATTTCACTATCACGTGAAATCGTTTAGTAATATTATTGGAGAACATTATGGAAAATGAAGAAGAATTATTTGATCTTGAAGAAATGCTTATCAACTTTTCAAAAGATATTGAACCTAAATTACCCGTTCCTTTTGAATTTAGGTTGTATTATCGTGAAGATGGTAGTATAATAACGTATTCATGTGAAGAACTTGAGGGTAATTATGTTGTTATTGACGCCGAAACATTTGCTAGTGGCAGAATTGATGTTAGAGTTGTTAATGGGAAGATAGAAGTAATAATCCCCACATTTATAATTAACAAGCTAGTTGAAGCAGAAGACGGGATTTCCTGTGCTGCCGAAGATATTAACATCCCGGTTTCTAATGACCATGAAGGTGAAAGTACGAAATGGACAATGAAACACGATGAGTTCAAATTTAATTGATGTAGCAGATTTAGATTGCATTTACCTAAGCTATGACGAACCACAGAAAGAAGAATTCTGGTTAAAAATTAAAAACATGGTGCCATGGGCACGTAGAGTAGACGGAGTTAAGGGCAGCGATGCCGCACACAAGGCTGCGGCAGAAGCAAGCGACACTGAACGTTTTATATTGATTGACGGTGACAATATGCCTAACATGGAGTTCTTTAACTTAGAGTTAGACTTCACAGACAAGCACGAAGATTACAAAAAAGCTCAATATCGTTGGAGAGCAGTAAATGCTATCAACGGATTGCGCTACGGCAACGGCGGTATGAGTTCATGGACAAAAGAATATGTGATGAACATGCGTACACATGAAGCAAGTGATGGCAATGATACACATACGATTGACTTTTGTTTAGATTACAGCAACAGTTTATATTGGAGTATGTACGATTGCTACTCAACAACATACCCCAACAATACACCTTTTCAAGCATGGCGTGCTGGATTTCGTGAAGGCGTTAAGATGTGTCTAGTCAATGGTAAAAAGCCAGACATTGATGATTTTACACGTAATGTACCTGGACGTAACTTTAACAACTTAACTATATGGCACAACGTTGGATTAGATGTAGAGAACGGTGATTGGGCAATATATGGTGCAAGATACGGCACTTATATGACAATGTTAGAACATTGGAATTCAAAAGATGTTCAATGGTTTGATAATCTTGCAAAATTATGGGAACATATCAAAGATGTTAATCCTAGACAAAATGCCGAAAGCATTGGTGGACAGTTAAGAGATAAATTAGGACTACCAATATGTACGATGAGCGTTGAACAAAGTAAGTTCTTTAAACGTCATTATAACAGTGACAAACACAACCTAGGTCCTCTAGTACGTGAGATAGATGTAATACGAAAAATAGAAGGTTGGTAAACAATGTCAGATTTTAATAATCATATCAAGATAGTAAAAGAGAAACTAGATACAGTTAGTCCTAGTTTTTGTGTGGCTAAATGGAAACAAGTTACAATGCACTTACAGAACGGACATACACATAGTTGTCATCATCCGTCAACACACTTAGTACCGTTAGATGAAATTGCTTCAAACCCCACAGCACTACACAATACTAATTATAAAAAATTACAAAGAAAATTGATGATAGAGGGTGAAAGACCCAGTGAATGTGATTATTGTTGGAAAGTAGAAGATCAAACCACTGATAGTTATAGTGACAGGGTTTATAAAAGTTCAGATCAATGGGCATTACCTTATGTAGATGATATTGTTAGCAAGCCTTGGGATGATAATGTAGATCCTAGTTATGTTGAAGTTAGTTTTGGTAATACATGTAATTTTAAATGTAGTTACTGTGCCCCTCATATTAGTAGTCAATGGATGGAAGAAATTGAAAGATATGGTCCATATCCTACTAGCGGTAAATTCAATAATTTAGAATGGATCAAATTACAACAGATGATGCCTATTCCAAATAGAGATGAAAATCCCTATGTTGAAGCATTTTGGAAATGGTGGCCTACTATGTATAAGAGTTTGCAACATTTTAGAATCACCGGTGGCGAACCCTTATTAAACAAAAACACTTTCAAAGTTTTAGACTATGTTATTGACAATCCAAATGCAAATTTAGAATTATCAATTAATACAAATCTAAATCCTCCGGATGATATATTTGATAGATTTATTGAAAAACTTAATATCATTATCAGTGAAAAGAAATTAAAAGAATTGAAGCTATTTACTAGTGCTGAAGCACATGGTAAGCAAGCTGAATATATTCGTTTTGGTATGAATTATGATACTTGGTTAACTAATTTACATAGATTATACAAAGAAGTCCCGGGTATACAAATTACTATTATGAGTACATACAATATATTGAGTATCCCAAGTTATGGTAAGTTTCTAAATGATATATTAGAAATTAAACGAACTTACGGTGAAGTAGTTAACAAGCGTAAGAATCCCAATCCAATGATATTAGATATACCTTACTTACGATATCCAGAACATCAATCAATATTTTTGATGGAAGCGTCAATGGTTGATATGATTTTTGACCAAGTAACTTTCATGTATAGAAATTTGCAAAATAAAGATTGGATGGGAACATCTAATGATGGATTCTATGAGCATGAAGCGGAAAAATTAAAACGTATATATGAGATGGGTCTACACTCAGTCACTAATAAAAATGAATATGTAGATAACAATCGTAAAGACTTTATTAAATTTGTTGATGAGCATGATTTGCGCCGCGGAACAAATTTCTTAGAAACTTTCCCTGAAATGAAAAACTTTTATAATAATTGTAAAAACCTATTATGAAATTTATAGCGCATCGCGGGAATTTATTAGGTCCTGATATTGAACATGAAAATACTACTAATTATATACAACATGCAATTAACAAAGGATATGATGTAGAAGTAGATGTATGGTATATAGATGGTAAACTTCTATTAGGGCATGATGCCCCCATGCATGATACTAATTTATCTTTTTTGCAACGCCCTGCAATATGGGCACATGCTAAAAATTTACCAGCGTTAGAGTACTTACTAAATAACATTGTTCATTGTTTTTGGCATGAAAATGATGAACGGACGTTGACTAGTCAACACTATATTTGGACATACCCTGATAAAGAAATAGTAGAAAATAGTGTTTTAGTCGTGTTAACCAAACATTTAAATTTAATAGATAATAATATTTACGCAGTATGTGGGGATTACGTTGAAATTTGGAAATCCTAAGATTGCACTATGTTTTAGTGGTCAACCAAGAACCTGGCGAAAATGCTTAGAGTCTTGGAAATTGCACAATGTATTTACCGATAATGTAGATGTATTTTGTCATATTTGGGATTTTAATACAGTGCCAAACTGCGTTGCTGTTGGTAAAGATATAAAAAATCAGATATTACCTCAGGACGAAATTAATGAGTTACTTGCAATACTTAAGCCAAAAAAATATTTGATAGAACCAGTGAGAACTTTTACACCTATCAAAGAATCTCAACCTATTACTTTTTCTAATTTCTTAAGCCAATTTTATGGCATTATGGCAAGTGCTAGATTAAAACGAGAATATGAAATTGAAAATATGATGCAATATGATATTGTTATCCGAATGAGGTATGATGCTTTTTTTACTGATTCAATTTTCCCTAATCAACAAGTTCATCTACCGCAAGATAACACAATGTATTGCCATCATCTGGCATGGAATCATCTTTTAAATCGAGGTAGAATTGGTGATATATTTTGGTATGCTGACTCACAAACCTATGATATTATTGGTGATTATTATTTAAATTTAAATTCAGTAGAACTAAAATTTGTTAAAGATTTCAATGAACATGAAATATTTTTTCATTATATTAAAAAAAATAATATTCAATTGAATATTAATAATTGGGATATTAAATTGTTTCGTGAATCGTCAGAACTAGCTTTTTCTAAGGACAAAAATGGATTTGAGACCTGGTAAAATTGCAATCTGTATTAGCGGGATGCTTAGGACAGGTATCAAAGCATATCCCTGTTTTAAGCATTTTTTCAAAGATTTAAATGCAGATGTGTTCTTCCATACATGGGGTTTAGATAACGAGACATTAGATACTGTCAATAACTTATACGAACCAATAGGCTATATAAATCAACAACCATTCGAAACCATTTCAATGGGATCATTTGGTAATATGTTTTACAGTATTATGATGGCTAATGAATTGAAAAAGAAATACGAAATAAAAAATAATTTTCGATATGATTTAGTTATAAAAACTAGGTTTGACTTAATTTTTCCTGACACCAATATATTTGCTAATAACAAAATTAGCCCTAGAACCATTTATAGTTCAGGGGGAGATAATGGAATCAATCATACTGATTATGAACATCATGGGATTGCTGATTTGATTTTTTGGGGTGATAGTGAATCTATGGATATTGCCACTAACACTTTTATGTATTATAAGCACACAGCATTGCCAAAGAATCAACTGTTGATTTCAGGCATTCAATTTGATCCTAAAGCTATATTTTTAAGTCCAGGCAATCTGATTTATAATACATGTATCAACCAAAATATACACTTAGTTAAATTTGCATCATGGTTAGGGGAAGTACCTTGGCGCGATGATGTAGACCATTTAGATCCCTTTAGGGATTATGCTTTAATAAGAGAAAGATACCGGCAAATATGAGAAAAATAGTAGTAGTAGGAGACAGCTGGACATATGGTAGCGAGATTAAAGATCCAGCGTTACCCAACACAATCAATGATTGGGATGCAGAAAATGATTCATACAGAATTCCTAAAATTTGGCCAACTAAGTTGGGAAACTTATTGGGGACTTCCGATGTAATTAATCTAAGTTATCCTGCAGCCAGTAATGACCGTAGTGTTAGACTTTTAGTTGGGTGGTTGACACAAGAATATCTAAGTAAAAACAAACCTACCGATGAATTGTTTGTTGTAGTAGGATTAACTAGTCCAGAAAGAAAAGATTTTTTCTATATAGATGAAAAGATAAGTAATTGGATTACTATATGGCCAATGTGGACACATGATTATATGCAAGAACCACTGCGTAGATTTGGACGACTGTATGCCGAACATTTTTGGAATATAGAAGAATCAACACATAGATATCTGCAACAAATTTTCTATTTACAAACATTATTCAAACATTATAACATTAAATTCTTATTCTTTCAAGCATTTTATCAAAGACAAGACTTGCATATTAAACAATGGACAGATGATCCCTATTCCAGACACTACCAAAGTCAGCCTGACAAAATGATATGGGATCTAATTGATGATAAAACGTTTATGCATAAGAACGATAAGATACATAGTTTTCATAACTATATTACAAAGAATGATCCTGACCCTGAAAAGAAATCAGTAATCCTAAATATGCATCCTAGTGAACTGGGACATACGATGTGGGCAGAGCATATGACAGACTATCTTAAGGAGAATAATTTATGGTAACACACATTGCAACATGCGGTGATAGTTTTGGTGTAGGTACTGGATTACCTCAGGATAGATGTTTTGAAGATAGTTTTGGGGGAATTATTGCTAGTCATTTCAATCTACCTCAGAAAGTATATGCTCGGGCAGGTTGCTGTAATTTTGTCATTTATCTTCAAATTAAAAAGATAATAGAACAAATTGAAAAAGATGAAACGTATAAACCTTTCGTATTGGTTACTACTACTTACCACGAAAGATTAATCTTTCCGTTAGATAACGGCACAATATATAAAAATCCAAACTTATCAGATGTTGAATATAAATCATATAACCCCTATCATGATACAACACATGCTAAGGGCAGAGAATTGGCTTTTGAATCAAAAAAGAATACAAGATTAGTAGCTGAAACTATTTCAAACATAAAACATTTTCAAGATGGAAAAGCCGATGGAATAGCAAGATTATTTGCAAAAGTAGATAAATCAAAACTTGAAGCAATCAAATCATACTATACGGATATATTTGACACCGGTATTAAAAGTGAATATGACCAAGCATTAATTATTACAATGAGTTTTTTATTGAAAAAATTTAACATCCCCCATGTTATTATGGGTTATCCGTCATTAGAACTTACATATCTTGAAAATTTTATGCCAAATGATTGGGGATATTATACTAGATTATATCCAGACACTATGGGCAGTTCACATTGCAATGAAGAAGGAAACAGGCTCGTAGGTGAAAATGTTATTAACTTTATTAAAGAACATCACTTGATATGAATATATTGTTTGGATTATGTGGCGCGGGTAAACGTTTTCGTGATGTAGGGTACACCATACCTAAATACATCATTGATGTTAATGGATCTCCCATGATTGAACATGCAGTAAAGACTTTAAAAATTTTGGGCGATGTATTTTTTATTGTATTGAAAGAACACATAGATCAATACCCGCAAATTAAAGATATATTGTCACCTATGGGTACTATCATAGTTAGCGAATTTACTACTCAAGGTGCCGCGCAAACATTGTTACTAGCCAAAGATTATATTGATTTAACTAAGCCCTTGATATCAGCTAACGGAGATCAATATTTAGATTGGGACTCTAGTTGCTTTAATTCAATGCTATGCGATTATCCTAATACTTCATATATTTTAACATACAAGGAAAATGATACTAAGTGCAGTTATATTAAAAAAAATGAAAAAGGTGATATTATTGAAGTTAGAGAGAAACAAGTTATAAGCAATGACGCAACTGTAGGAGTGTATCATTGGGCCAGTGCATCTGATTTTTTTAAGGACGCAGAAACAATGATTGCAGCAGATTATAGAGAGAACGGGGAGTATTATGTTGCGCCAGTATACAATTATTCAATAAAGCGTGGCTTGCAAGTTAAAAATTACGAATTGTCTGATAAAGAATTTTGGCCGATAGGTACACCAAATGATTTGGAAAACTTTTTAAAAGTGATACAGCCCAATGATTAAAAATATATTAATAGTTACTTGGAATCAAGATTGGCATCAATGTTCTAATATGTTAATTCCTTCTATATCTAAATTTATCCCCGGAGCTAATATTAAAATAGTTGATACTACATTTCATACACCCTCACCTATAATCGCCCCTAGCTTTAGTAATATAACATACGAAGTATTACCTGCAATACAATTATTAGAAACACTAGAACCTTGGAAAGGCGACAATCATAATGAAGGTTGGATGTACCAACAGATGTGTAAATTAGCAGGATACAAATTATTTGATAGTGAATTTGTAGTATTAGATTCTGAATTAGTAATACTTAGAAAATTTGATAAATGGCCTACATATTGTAGGCTAACAGCCAGTAATACTCATTTTAATAAATTTATAGAATATGCTAGTGCTAGATTGAATATTGATTGCGAAGGTCATTGTTTTTTAGAACCGTGTGTTCCGTATATATTAGATCCTAAGATTTTAAAAGAAATAGTTTCAACATTTGGGTCATTTGCAGAATTATATAAATGGTTTAGCACACATTCGGAGCCTAGTGAATTTATACTTTACGATTTATTTAAATATAGAAAAGACTTGCAACAAGACATTAATAACCAAAATATACATGAAAGCCCGGTAATACAATTTATAATAGACAATAAACCGTATGTTTTGGATAGTAGATACGATTTTGCTTTGATTAACCGTGATACCTATAGAAATTTTGGAAAATAGATATGAAAATAGCACACATAGAACGATTCACAAAGGGTTGGTTTGTTGGTAACTTTGATCCTAGCTTGTTGAAAGCTGATTTTGAAGTAGGACTGCATCAACACAAAGCCGGAGAATTCCACCAAGATCATTTCCATAAATTAGGTACAGAGATTAATGTTATGATAGAAGGTCGCTTACTATTAAACGGAAATGAGTTCGGCCCGGGTGAAATTTTTGTATTAGAGCCATACGAAATTAGTCAAGTAGAGTATCTAACAGATGTTAAATTAATCGTAGTTAGAGATATTAGCGATCCTAATGACAAATATGAAGTAGAGATAAAATGAACATTTATATCAATGAGATACCCACAGACCATATCAAAGTAACATATCAGGTTACCTCTACTAAAAATCTATCTATTGCGGCAGAGGCAATTGCTATAGGACAGAGTATCGGCAACCCATCTGTACGAAATGAGTTTGAATCACCTGAATTAGTTAGTAATCATTCTGCTAAAATATTAGGAGATAAAAATGAATTGTCTAAAATAACTGATGGTGAAATAATTATTGGTTATCCGTTAGTAAATATTAATTGGGATGAAGATGGTGTATCACAACTACTTTGTATGATTCAAGGTGGACAGCTTGACATAGACCATATAGTTAAGTGTAGAGTAACTGACATTGATATAACTAATTTGCCTATGCTTAAGCCAAAGTTTGGTCTTTCAGGTATAAGAGAACTAACTAAAACATATGATCGACCTTTATTAGGATGTATATTAAAACCTAAGACAGGACTACGCCCTAAAGAGCTATCATTATTAGTTAAGGAAATGATTGCTGGCGGGGCTAACATTATTAAAGAAGATGAAATTTTAGGATCACCCTCATACTGCAATTTAGAATCACGCTTACCCTACATTAGAGATATTATACAAGATAAGAATGTAGTTTATCTTACTTGCATTAACAGCAATCCAGACAAACTTATAGAAAAGTCTAGTACTGTTAGGATGCTAGGAGTTAATGGTATACATATTAATATCTGGAGTGGTTTAGGTAGTTATGCCGCTGTTCGAAATAAAAATTATCCACTAGTCATGCATTACCAAAAGAGTGGTGATAAGATTTTAACCAATATACATAATCCATATGGTATCGATTGGATAGTTCTATGCAAGTTAGCAATCATTAGTGGTATCGATACTATACATGCCGGAATGTGGGGCGGATACTTAAGTGATGATCCTGTATACCTTAAAAATATTATGGACACATTAACTAGTCACAATGTAGTCCCTGCATTGAGTTGTGGAATGAATGCAACATTAATACCACAAGTTACCGCTAAGTTTGGTGTTGATTACTTAGCGAATGTAGGCGGGGCGTGTCATACACATCCTGATGGAATTAAGGCTGCTGTACGGGAATTACGAAATGCCATCGACAGATAACATCACAATACTTAAAGGCGGTTCTTTAAATTCGACATGCCTACATGAAAACTCTATGGGTAAGTTTGTTAGAAAAAAAATAGCTACAGATAAGAATAGAGAATATGGATATGTTCGATGGTATAGTCAGCTAAAGAAATTACAACGTTATAATAGTATGTTTCCTGGATTTGTTCCAAAGGTCTTGGATGCAGGAGTTAATGATAATGAAGCATACTTTGATATTGAATATATTGATGGTATAGATATTAAGACTTTGTTTAAGAATAATCTAATAGATGATGTAGAAAAGTTGAATCAATCATTATGGGAAGCATTTGACTTGATACATCATAGGTCATATAGTCCACTGCGTAGTTCTCTTATGCTTTACTTTATGGAAGAAGTAGAACAGAAACTACATGATGCACTAGAGTTCCCAGAGTTCAGAGACTTTTACATGATGGATGTATATGAGTACAGGGGTGAAACATTTAGGGGCATGATCGGACAGCACGATAAGTTCAAAAAACTATTCAATAGAGATATTACTAGTGAAGGCTATGTCCACGGCAATCCTACACTTGAAAACATACTATACAATACTGATACAAACAAAATAACCTTTATTGATTTATATGAAGAAGGGATAGTTGATAGTAGATATTCAGATTATAGTCAGGTGTTACAATGCAGTAATAGTCACTATGGATTGATAAATGATTCAATAGTAACAATTAATGATAATCAGATTATGTCCGATTATATTATACCAGATAAATTAGCAGAGTTCAATTCGTTGTTTATAGAAAATATTGAAGACAACACATCGTTGGTAATGCTATTTGAGGCTACCCAATATTTTAGAATGTTACCGTTTAAGTGTCATAGTAGTAACATATCTCACGCTAAGTTTTTTTATGGGTATGGATGCTATCTAGTAAATAAATTACTATGATATGTAACATAAAAACATCACTCCCGATTGAATTTGAAATCCGTAAAGCTGTCAACGTATTATCGTTATCCGAAATTACTAGTAAAAGAAAAATTGTTATAATTGACAGAAATGTTTATGAGTTATATTCCGATCAACTATTTGATGACGTAGATTCGTTGTTATTTATAGACTCGTCCGAAGAAAACAAAGATTGGACAACTGCGGAAATGGTACTAACCTTCTTAGAAGAAAATAAAATATTACGTAGGTCAGAACCAGTAATAGCAATAGGTGGCGGAGTCTTATTAGACTTAGTAGGATTTTGCTGTAGCATATATCGTAGGGGTATTCCTTACATTCGTATACCCACGACATTACTAGCAATCGTTGACGCTAGTGTGGGAGCAAAAACAAGCGTAAATCATTTTAATAGAAGAAATCGTTTGGGTAGTTTTTATCCACCACAACTAACATTGATTGACACTACGTTTATCAAAACACAATCTGATAGAGAAATATCTAATGGCTTTGCAGAGATATTAAAATTAGCAATCGTGTTAGATAGTAAGTTGTTTGAATTAATAGAAACAGATTCAGATAAGTTACTACAGTGCAAATTTCAAGATACCGCACATTCAACTGAAATAATTGAACGGGCAATTGCAGGTATGACCAAAGAACTTAATGATAATTTGTGGGAGCAAGAATTAGAAAGACCAGTAGATTTTGGTCATTCATTCAGTCCCCTAATTGAAATGAAGAACGTACCTAATCTACTTCACGGAGAAGCAGTTATACTAGATTGTTTATTAAGTTGCTGTATATCAACTGTTAGAAACCTTCTCTCAGCGGATGAGTTAACTAGAATATTTAATTTGACTAGAAAAATGAATCTACCTGTAACTCATACTGATTTTTTAAATAGCACATTATTGTTAGAAGGCTTGTCTGATGTAATGAAGCACAGAAACGGAAATCAATACTTACCTATACCAACATCTATTGGACAGTGTAAAATCATCAATGACCTAACACCTGCTGAATTAGAATCAGCAATACAACTAATGAGATTATATGAAAAAGACCATATTGATTACTGGCACTAGTAGTGGTCTAGGTTTAGCTCTGGCAAAACACTATAGCAAGAATCACAATGTTATTGGATTAAGTAGAACCAATGTAGAAATGCCTAATTATACTCATCATATTTGTGATATTAGTAACTTTGATAACGTATCTAAAACATTTTATTCCATCGGTGATAGTAAAATTGATTTACTGATTAATAATGCAGGGGTATTTGATATGGACAAGTTTACTCAAACATCTATCCATACTATTGACCGTGTTATTAATACTAACCTGACAGGTGCCATGTATGTAACCAGATCAGCATTAGAGTCAATGCCAGATCATAGTAAAATAGTCTTTATCAATAGTGTAGCAGGATTAGAAGAATTAGAGAATCAAAGTATATATTGTGCTAGTAAGTATGGTCTAACTGCATTTGCTGGAATACTTGGTAAAGAACTAAGAGACAGACATATCAAAGTCTCTAGCATACACCCCGGTGGGATTAATACCCCATTATGGGATAATACCCCATACCCGTTAGGAGATGCTACTAATGCAATGGATCCAAATTCTATAATAGAAATTATCGACCTAATTGTAAACAGTAAATATGATATTGATTACAAAACTGTCAAAATGTTTCCGTCTATTGAATGGCATAACTGAAAGATAAACTATGAGAAACTTATTTCAAACACTATATTATAATACAATTGGAAAATTAGTTAGAGAATACAAGTATAGAAAACGATTAAAAGAGTTACGTAAACGAGATCCATTTATCTACAAATGAATATACTAGGAATCAGTGCCGGCTTTCATGACGCTGCCATCTCAGTTGTTAACACCCAAGGTGATATACTGTTTGCCGGCCACAGCGAACGCTACAGCAAGATAAAAAACGATGCACACATCAGCGCAGGCTTGATTGAAGAAATCTTCGGATTTGATATTGATACCATTGCCTACTATGAACGACCCTGGGCCAAACAACTGCGTAGGCTTTACAGTGGCGAAGGTGTGCAATGGGGAGCCCTGACTGTAGAGCAATGCTTACAAAGAGAACTCGGCGATCATCTAAAAATTTCCAGAGAACAAAACATCACGGATCCTCTGCATCCTGCTACAAATCTAAGAACCAGATCCTTCAATCACCATCTTAGTCATGCAGCCGGTGGATTTCAAACAAGTCCGTATGATCGTGCTACAGTTGTTGTGATTGATGCCATAGGTGAGTGGGATACGATATCGATCTGGGGAGCCGAGTATGACAAGAGAGGCCGAGCACAGTATAAGAGATTGTGGACACAGCGCTATCCTCACAGCCTAGGTTTGTTTTATAGTGCAATTACTAAGCGTGTGGGCCTACACCCATTAGACGAAGAATACATTACTATGGGCATGGCTGCTTATGGTGATGACCATTACCATGATCTTATGGAGGCAGTATTGATCAGCGATGCAGACTCCATAGAATTCAAACAAAACTTGCACATAGGCGTTAGTGATAAATTCATGGACGGACTGGATCACATGGATATCGCTGCCAGTGCTCAACGTTTGTTACAACGACTAATAGGTAATGTCATGCGTAGAGCCAGGGATTTTAAGTGGTCAACCAATCTTGTGTATCAGGGTGGTGTTGCACTCAACTGTCTGGCCAATAGACAACTAGGAAGATTTTTTGAAAATATTTGGATTATGCCTTGCCCCGGTGATGCTGGCAGTAGTCTTGGCGCTGCTGCTCTTGCTCATGGTGGCAGGATTAATTGGACTACTGCTTTCTTGGGTCATGCTATACCCGGTAACTATCCCGTTAATGATGCTCTTAATCATCTCATTACTAATAGTATTGTTGGTGTAGCAAGTGGGCGTGCAGAATTTGGCCCAAGAGCATTGGGAAATAGAAGCCTACTTGCAGACCCAAGAGGAAAAGAAATAAAGGACCAAGTAAATGCAATCAAACGCAGACAAAAGTTTCGACCCTTTGCCCCTGTTATACTGGCTGAACTGGCTGATGACTATTTTGATATCAAGCCCGGCTGGCATACTCACAGTTATATGCAGTCAGTCGCTAGTTGCCGCGATCCTAATCTTTACCCTGCTATATGTCATGTTGATGGCACCAGTAGAGTACAAACGGTGGCAAAGGATGGATCAGGTATAAGACAGTTGTTAGAAGCCTGGTATGCACAAACAGGTTGCCCAATGTTATTGAACACTAGTCTTAACATACGCGGTGAACCCATGGTAAATGATAGAACTGATGCTGATAGATTTCAGAATTTATACAATGTACAGGTCTTTTCGTGATAGATATAGCGCATAGAAAAAAACTTTGGGATCAAGGATATTGGGAAATACCTGAAGGGTTAGATATAACTAACTTTGACTTCTCATGGAGACCAGAATCACATGATAGACCTTATATACATCAGTTTGGTACCCAGCATCAAAAGACAGGTGGACCAAGATTTGTAATTCCTGAAAATGAGGGTATCAAATATCAAAATTATCAACATGCAATAAGATTGCCTACTCCTGATATCAGATGTTGGCGACCATTGGTATCAAACATAGATTTTGATTATAGCTGGCACCCAGATGATACAGAACCTCCGTTCATTTATGTATTTGGTAACCAATGGCATGACTCAGTTGAAATGCCGACTATACAATATAAAGTTTCAGGTGCAACTGAAAAGAAGTATGTTAATACAATAAAAGCAAAATTATTACCTGATAAAACTAATTGGATCATACCTGATGATATAGAGGATAACTTTGACTATAGCTGGGTTCCTAGCCCCAAAGAACCATCTTTCATTTGGGAATTTGGAACACAATGGCAATCAACCGGTGGACCGAGTTATGTTGCACACGGCGCAACTTATACAAAATACTCTAAAGAATTGAATGCTACTAAGAAAAGTAATAATGAAGATAGATGCTGGAGACCATTATTTCCCAATATAGACTTTGACTATAGTTGGCACCCCGATAAAAATGATCCGCCATACATATATGTGTTTGGCAATCAATGGTATGATAGTTTAACAATGCCAACATTGTTATATAGGGTGAAAGGTGCAACTGAAAAGAAATATATGACTGACATAAAGGTCACGCTAACTCCTAATAAATCTTTGTGGTCTATACCAGATGACATAGAAGATGATTTTGATTATAGTTGGCTACCACACCCTGATGAACCGGCATATATATGGCAGTTCGGCACACAATGGCAGAAGAACGGTGGACCAAAGTATACTGCAATCAATGCAACTGTAGTTAAACATTCTGATTTGTTTAAAGCAACCAAAAAGAATATTAAAGAAAATCGTTTATACAGACCATTAGTGTCAAATATTGAATTTGACTATAGCTGGCACCCGGATGAAGATGAACCACCATACATATATGTATTCGGCAATCAATGGTATGATAGTTTAAAAATGCCGACATTGGTATACCGAGTTAAAAGAGCTACTGAGAAGAAATATATGACTGACATAAAGGTCACGCTAACTCCTAATAAATCTTTGTGGTCTATACCAGATGACATAGAAGATGATTTTGATTATAGTTGGCTACCAGACCCCATAGAGCCACCATTTATTTGGCAGTTCGGCACACAATGGCAGAGGAACGGTGGACCAAAGTATAATGCACTAGGAGCAAACATAATTAAACATTCTGATTTGTTCAAGGCAACTAAAAAATCTAATATTCGTAATTGGCGTTTTATTGAATCTATTAATAAAGAAACATTTGACTTTAGTTGGCACCCAGATGAAACAGAAGAAAACTTTAACCACATTGTTGGTACTAAGTTTCATACACCTGAGATAATGCCTGCAATTATGTATCGTGGACACAATGATGCAAGAACTAACAAATATACTACAGAGATATGTGCTGATTTGACGATAGATAAGATTGTATATGAGGATAGCATATTTGATGCATGTATGGAACATAAATTCTCTACTGCTTATGCACATTTTGTAAAGAATACTAATAGCAACTACACACATGATTTGATTAAGGCTGATAATATCAGCGTACATTTATTTCCAAGCGAGGCGATTATTCCTAAGTCAGCAGTTACATTCTTCTATGATAAGATTACTGACTATGACCATGTTATTGAACATGAATTTGAAGAAACAGTTGAGCCACTAGATGTTATATTCTTTAGTAACGGTGAAGCATGTGCTGATGACAATTATAATCATTTATTGTCACTTAATTTACCTAATAGAATTGTGCGTATTGACAGAGTGAAAGGTCGTGTTGCAAGTCAACATGCGGCAGCAAATGCTAGTAATACCCCCTGGTACTTCTTGGTAAATGCTAAGTTAAAAGTAAGAGATGACTTTGACTTCAATTGGCAACCAAACATATACAAATCACGTAGACACTATATATTCAGAGCAACTAATCCTGTAAATGGATTAGTGTATGGTCACCAAGCTATTGTCGCAAACAATAAGAAACTTACTTTGAACACTGTAGTTCGTGGGTTAGACTTTACAATGGACAGTGCAACAGAAGTAGTTGACATTAACTCCGGAGTAGCAATGTACAATACTAGTGCGTGGGATACTTGGAGAACAGCATTTAGAGAAATGATTAAACTATGTTGCAACACAGACCAAGATTCAATTGACAGAGGCGCAGCCTGGTTGAATAAGGGTGACGGAGACTTTGGGGAATACAGCAAGTTGGGTGCAAAAGATGCAGTTGATTATTATGACAGTGTTGATGGTAATATGGAAAAACTTATGCTAAGTTATGATTGGGAATGGTTGTATCAGTATTACCAAAATAGTTGACCTTAACTAAATACTATGATACGATAAGGACTGTCATGGAACTAGTACGATACAGAGATGCGGGTATGAATACATATACTTGGTTTTATGTAAATGACAAAAAACATTGTATTAGTCCTTTTTTTGATAGTGAGCAAGAAGCCAAAGATTGGTTTGAAAAAGTTTTTGATGGTGATGAATGAGTGATGAAAAAATAACATTATTTGCGAACGGATGTAGTCATACAGCTGGTTCTGAAATAGAACATGAGTACCAAGGATATTGTTATCATAAAGCCTGGCCCCGCTGGTTAGCAGATGATAAAAATTGGAATTGGGTTAATAAAGCGGAACCAGGCGGAAGTAATGAGGGAATTAGTAGAAGTACTATTGAATGGATTACTCAGAATGTGGTTATTGAAAAAAAATATAATCATACTAATTTAATAGTAATGATTCTGTGGTCGGGCTTTAATAGATTTGAAGTATGGAATCCCGGAGACGGTAAATTTATATCAGTCTCAGGTATTAGTACTGATGAAGCACCAGATATAATGGAATATATTAAGTTAAGAACAATAATAGATTTGTCCCCGGTAACTGAATATAAAAATCTATTGGATATGTACCTTACTGCAATATTCTTAGAATCACTGAATATTAAATATTATTTTGCTAATGCATTGTACGATTGGCCAACAGTGGAAGAATTCACCGGTAACAAATGGTTATCTGACCGGTATGAAATAATTTATAAAGCATATGGAGATAGAAGACACCGACATTTAGGATTTACTGATCCAAAAGAACGTTTTGGGGAATACTTAACACAGTACCCACTTAGTCCGTATGCACGGTTCGGTCATTGGGGAGTAGATGGTCATCAAAAATGGAAAGATTACTTATTACAATGGATGAGTCAATTAGATAATCCGATAGATATCATCCAAAATAATTGACAACAAAGCTGAATAAATATATACTGTAAGTTATTGCTGTATGAAGTACAAGAGTAAGGTTTTATGTTTGAAAAAGTCTTTTATGAAATTTAGGAGTAATTATGAAAAAAGTATTATTTGGATTAATGTTAGTATCTAGTATATCTTATGCACAAGATGTATATGTGATTAGTAGTCAGCCTAGATTTGTGACAATGCAACAACAGCAATGCCGCACGGTATCACAATATGAAGATAACAGTGGAGTCGGTACTGTAATTGGTGCAATCGCAGGTGGTGTCATTGGACATCAAATCGGCGGCGGCTTTGGTCGTGATGTAGCAACAGTATTAGGCACTGGTATAGGTGCTTCAGTTGGTCAACGTATTGGCCAGGATCAACGTCAAGTTGTAAACAAACAAGTTTGTGATTTAGTGCCCGTCACTATACAACAAGGTGAAGTTGTAACATTTAATTACAAAGGACGAGTGTTTACACAAGTTTTTGGTAATTGATTTAAGATTTTTATGTTTGAAAATTGGCATTGGGTTTATATGTGGGGCATCTTAGTTATAGTCAACTATATGTTCTGGATAGTAAAAAGTCTTTTTGACAACGTGAAAGAGTAAGAACAGCGTAAACCTGCTGAGGAAACACTGGCGACACGGGAGTTCAATTCTCCCCACCTCCACCAAAAGCACATTCGGTATGCACATAGCATACAGAGACATTAGAAACATGATTGTGCTTTTGATGGGGGTGACATGGGATCGACCGACAGGATAGTACAAAGATTAGGCGCTCATCAGAGTAGATGTTAAAACTAAACAAAAGTAACCGCAAACGACTCACAGTTCGCATTAGCAGCCTAAACACTGCTTAGGGTAAGACATACCTCGTAACAGAAAATCAGAAAAGGCTCTTCGGAGCCTTTTTCTCTAAGTGTTTACACTTAGTAAGAACAATGAATTTCACTATGTTATTTTTGATTTTTCCGTGTATAATAGTGATACATACTATGACAGTATGTCAAACTTAACCAGGAGAAAACTATGTGGACAAAACCAACAGCATCTGATATGCGTTTCGGTTTCGAAATCACGATGTATATTGCCAACCGCTGATATACATTGAAATCAAGAAAAGGGCACTAGTTGCCCTTTTTTCTTTACTACGTTAGATAAATCTATATAATAGAACGTCAACTTAGGAGATATCATGTCAAGTCTAACTACTTATTTTGAAAACAAAGCATACAAACCCACATACTTTATTGGTGATCGTGTGTTTGGGCATTACAATAAAATTCCATTTATAGCAAGCGTGGGCAATGACCGAGTTATAGGTCTTGATGGTCCGGACATCACAGTACATTTAGATTTACCTATCAAAGTAGATGGTGTAGTTAAGACTATGCTTATAGTCAAACACAAAGATATCAAGCCCTTAAAGGAGTTTAAATGATATTAGAAGTAATTGTATATGGATTTTTTACAGCATTTGGATGGTGGGGTGCAAATCATTATATCATTGAACCCTATTTTCCACCTCCAATAGAGAAGAAAGAAGATTCAAAAAAATGAGTACTGAACAAGACAAATTCAACCATTCTAAGCGTTTACTCAAGGATGAAAACGCTATTAAAAAACAAACCAAAATTGCTAAATCAGCAGGTTTAAAAGTTGACAAACCGCACAAGTTTGTTAAACATCATGCATTGGACTGTGGTAATCCAGAATGTTTTTTATGTGGTAATCCTAGAAAAACACATAAGGATAAGTTAACTACACAAGAGAAACGTCTCTTCCAAAATGTTGAGACCGTACGTGACAAACATAGTAATGGTTTAAAAAGTGACGACACCTGAAGAGAGTAATAGTGCAAAGGGTCGTGATAGTTTTGATGCTAATATCGGGGATTCATTAGTTCATTTTCTAAATCGTAACGTAACACCTTACGCCACAAGCACACTGGGACCTAAATTTGATTTGATTCCTGTAACTCAGCAAAAAGATATAATGATTAACCATGCTAGGATGTATGCCCAGCAAGAATATGACCGCATTATTGAATTAGTAACTGTATTACAAAAACAAGCTGATGATATCAAACGTAGACTAGAAGTTACTGATTTGGTATATTCCGCAGAATATAATTTTCAAATAGTAATGGGCAACTGTTATTGGCTAGTATGGCAAAAACGTCATTCCAAAACATTGTTAGTTCATACTGGGCCAACTGAATGGTCTACTGGAATTCCTGAAGACTATGAGTACATAATACAGGTTAAATATATGGGTGATCATACCTGGCAAGAGATTGTGTGATTGTAATATTACTGTCACACAATTCCTTCTAAATATTAGACTACATAGAAAATTACCCAGGCTAAGATTTTAAATAAATAATTGCTTGACATTTGTGCATTTTAAGTATATAATAGGTAAGTTAAACACAGTAAATTAAAAAGGAGAAATTATGAAATTTACAAAACTAGCGGTTGCATTTGCAACATTATTGATTGCAGGTTCAGCAGTAGCGGGTGGCTATGCATCATTAGAATATTCTGATGAAACTAATCGTGCAACAGATGCCACAAACATCAAAGAAGCAATTGTAATCGGCAACAAAGTTGGCGACACAGACTACAGCCTTAAAATGGAAAACAGCCAAACATCGTTCGGTAGTGGTTCTATTACACAAGGTCTAGAAGTTCGTGTAAGACAATCTTTTGGTGCCAAGGGTGCTATCCGTCCTTATTTGGGTGTTCGTTTAGGTGAAAAGGTATCTAGTTCAACACACTTCAGTCACTATGCTGTTGATGCAGGAGTTAAAATTCCTCTTGGCTCAGGTTTTACTGGTGATGTAGGCGCACGTTATCGTGATGCATTTGATACATCAAACAACTACACTACGCAACGTGCCCATGTTGCAGTTGGTTATGACTTAACTAAACAAGACGCAGTTGCAGTTCGCTGGAGCCGTACCTGGGGTGATGAAGAAAAAGACGCAGTACGTTTACAGTACACACGTAGTTTCTAATTTGTGAGTAGCAGTAATAAATCACTGAGTGGATTTATTGAAGTCTTTGAGGGAAGGTTACACAAAATTCGTGACCAGCTTAAGGAAGAACTAGATAAATCCAAATCAGAAAGATCTAGGACAATGATTAAACATCTACTGCGTGACTACAAGAAACTTAATAAGTTTTTAAAAGAAGTCAGACAGGAACATGCAAAGAAGTGTCCTCACTGCGGAAAACATATTTAAAATCGACCGCAACGATTGAGCGGACACTGGAACTCGTAACCAGTACTAAGACCCGAAAGGGTCTTTTTTTTACG